AGAAGTGTCTACGGGGTAGAGCAGATACAGGCGAAGTGCGTGACTTTGAATCCAGTTTTGCGGCTCACGACGTGAATGAGGTTAAGGATACTGTGCTTAGAAGGAAGAGACATGAGTATTAAAGATAAAAAACTCTACAGCATTTGGAAAAGTATGCGTAAGCACCATAAACAAGGTGATATAAACATGTGTCATGAATGGCACATCTCGTATAACAACTTTATTAATGATGTAGGTTTGCCGCCTACCCAAACCTGCAAACTTCGTAGGCTCGACTTCTCTATAGGATTTACTAAAGATAATTGTACATGGGTAGAAAAAATAAGTAGGCTCGGCCACGTGTTTGGCAAATTAACTGTACAGAAAGAGCTTGGTAAACACGCAGGACGTAGACAGTACTTATGTGTTTGTATATGTGGAAAACCGAAGAAAGTAAGTGAAAGTAGTCTAATTTCAGGACACACTACTTCCTGCGGATGTGCAAGAAAAACGCATGGTATTTGGTATGATACCAAATCGTATAGAAGCTGGGCTCGTATGCGTCAAAGATGTAATAATAAAAATTGCAGGGACTACAGATGGTACGGAGCAAAAGGTATAAAATTATGTAAGGAGTGGGATAGTTACTTACAATTTGTACAGGATATGGGCGAACCACCAACCTCTAAACATACTATTGACCGAATAGACTCAACAAAAAACTATTGTAAAGAAAATTGTCGATGGGTAACTCAATTAGAACAAGTTAAGAATTGTTCATCAAACATAAGGTTAACCTATAACGGAAAGACTCAGATACTTTCTGATTGGGCAAAAGAGCTTAATATGTCAGAAGGAATGATTCGACAAAGAATTAGAAAATTAGGGTGGTCCACAGAAAAAGCCTTGACCACTCCAAAAATAGGAGACAGATGAACGACATAGGAGTGACTCTAATAACCACGACCGGATGGCGACCAAAAGCATTTGAACTATGTGAGAAGTTCATCGCACGTCAAACGTATAAAGGTCCACTACAATGGATCGTAGTATCTGATGACGATCCTAAAACTCCTACAAAGATGAACATGGGTCAGGAGTATTATGAAGGACCGAAGATATGGAAGCCAGGATACAATACACAAAAAAGATCTTTGGATTTGGCGTTAACTAAAGTTAAGTATCTGTATTCATTCATAATTGAGGACGACGACTGGGTGCATCCTGATTACATCCAGACCTATTTGGATTTTTTAAAACATGCACCACTGGTAGGAGAGTGTGACACTACATACTATTCTCTTAAGGTAAAAGGTTTTAAAACTATGGGTAACTTTTCACACGCGAGTTTGTGTCAGACTGCGTTTAGGAAAGAATACCTGCCGTGGGTAGACAGGGCGACCAACTCTTCAAACACATACGTAGACTTAGAGCTTTGGGGCAACGCTAAAATATACGACCATAAACGTATTCTTTTCAGCGGTATTCGATTGGCATATGGAATTAAAGGTTTACCAGGCAGGGGTGGGATCGGATTCGGTCACACGAACACTCATGAGTTCACACCTGATTCTAACTTCGTAAAGCTCAAGCAGTTGGTGGGTGAAGAAGACGCTAAATTGTATATTAACATGGTGAAATAATGGACGAGACTATAGACATTCCTAATGATGTAGTGAGTATCGATACGGTGAAGGCATTCATCGCTGAAGCGAACGACGGGATAGAGAAGTTTAGAGTTGCGGTACGATTCTTGAATAACGCTGGTTACTCGTTCGTAGCCCAGAAAGATGGTACAAATTATGTATACAGAGATGTAACTGAAGAGAAGGATGGATACACCCAGACTACTCGTATCGCTTTTGGTAAGCCGTATGACTCTAACAAAGAAAGGTAAAAAGATTCTCCAAAACATGTACAAGACGTACAAGACAAAGGAGAAGTCTGAGCAGGTCTTCTATGACATGATTAGAGAGGGGAAGATAACAGGTGCCGAACGCAAGAAGCGTAGAAAATAACGCGTTTCATCAGGAGGAATTCCCTGATATAATGCGTTCGGTGGCAAAAATCGAGCGCACACACAGACGCATCGACCTATCCCGTGAGCAGATACACGGTGAGACCTTTCACCCTAGAAATCAGAAGCTAATAGACGGTGGCATTAAGTACGGCTCTTTCTCTGAGCTTGTCGTGTCTCGTATGCTCCAGAAGTATCTTGCCTGGGAGCCTGTTGAAGGTAAGACCTATCAGGTACCTATCGGCTACAACAAGCATGTAGACTTCTACATTCCTACAAGGGAGTGGTTAATCGAATACCATCCAATAGTATTACGCTACGAGATTCAGCATCGAGGCGCTGCAGCATCTATTCAGGATATCCTGCGTCAGGTTCCTGTACACGTTGCTAACAAGCTTGAGGATGCGCTCTCTGCAGAACTCCGGCTTCAGTATTTCAAGAAGCGACGGTTCGCTCTCGATTACGGGGATGGTAGGTACACCAAGACAGAGCTGATGGTCCTCTGTTCAGGTGAAGAATTTGTAGAACGTGTTCTAGTCACCAACGGTGTGAAGCGGTCAGTCGCACTGTCAGAGTGGAAAAGGTTGATGAACAGTAAAAGGATATGACGCCATGGTTTATAGGCATAGACCCAGGGGCTAAGGGAGCTGTAGCTGTTATACATCCTAGAGGTCACCTCGTTACCTACGCCCTTGATAGGCAGGATGAGTCGTGCCGAGATGTGAACATATATCTGAGAAGTCTCGACGGCAAAGTGTATGCAGCTATCGAAGATCTACATGCAATATTTGGCGCTGGTGCATCATCAACATTCGCATTTGGTTGGGCCTGTGGGTATTGGCATGGTGTGCTTGATTCCCTGCATATACCAATCACACTGGTAAAGCCCATGACCTGGCAGGCAGAGATAACAAAACCGCCTTTGAAGCAGTACATTCCTCGGTCGTTGCCGAAAAAGGAAGCGGCAAAGATGCGGAGTGATCATAAGAAAGCATTGAAAGCAGAAAGCATGAGGACAGCAAACGAACTATTCCCTGGTAACAACATCACACATGACGGGGTGGCCGATGCTGTATGTATTGCAGCTTGGCGTCGTTATAGGTATCTATTAGAAAACCCATCACAGTGATGGGTATGTATGGAGTGTAAAATGAAAGCGGCACCTAAGAAGATGAAGAAAAAGAAAGCAGCGGCTAAGAAGAAAAAGAGCTGTTAGTATTTAGAGGCGGTAGGCAACTACCGCCAATACATAATGCGGAAACGGGAAGTGACATACAATCAGGACCAGGAGACAAGGGAGGCGAGCAATCCCTTACACGTACTGCTCGCTGCAACATTAGAAAGAGCTGTGAGGGATTTAACACACAGACATAGCGACATACGGAGGTCTACCGTATGGTGGTTTCTCCAGTGGAGGAATACCCCCGTTGATGAAACTGGTATATCATTCAAAGACATTGTTGACGTGCTTAATCTGGAAGATTTCCAGGTTCAGGCTTTAATGGTAAGAGTACGACATGCTGATTCTAAAACGGAAACCGAGCAGTAACGACGTTACTATCGGGGAGATATTCTACAACGATACATTCATCTGTGCGACCTTCGAGCTACCCTGGCTTGATAACAAGGTAGAGGAGTCCTGTATACCCGTAGGCACGTATACACTTAAGCGTGTCCTATCGAATCGTCTGCGACGCCAGGTATACACATTGACCAACGTACCTGGCAGGTCATCCATTCATATACACCCAGCGAATAAACTGGATGAGATTAAGGGATGCATTGCACCATTCATGGTGGCTGATAGGGTCAATGGAAAGTTCTTCGGTAAGCACAGTGGCAAAGCCTTAACTGTCCTTGAGCGTGTCATACGGGATAACAAGATAGGTAGTATTACTATTCAGTAACAATTTTCGCAGCGTGTTTTGCCAGTATCTTATTCCAGTCTGTATTTAGTTGCTCCTGTACACGGTCGCTGTACGCACTGTACGAGTACGCCTGTCTATACCTACCTACAAGGTCACGTAGCTCAGGAGATGCTGCCTGGTACACCTTACGTTTGAATTGATAATCGAGTGCTTTAGCACCTGCCTCATCTCCCTTAGCAGCATACGCCTGTATCTTATCAGAGAAGCGAAGATTGCTAAGTATAGGTGTGGTGTACCCGTTATCTGATAACCACCTCATATCAACGTCACCACCACGAGTAGAGAAAAGACGGTGCATACTATACACCTCTTCATGTCTCTTCTTCATAGGTTCACCAAAGATATTGAGTGCAGGCTCTCCACCCATACTCTGCAGTCCTGGTATACCCTCTACGATTGCAGACATTATGTCTTTCTTAGCGTCAACTGGATTATCTGTATAGCGGGATATCGTTCTCCAGATAGTAGCTCCTGGTATAAACCCCTTAAAGGTGTTGAGAAGTGTTCTTGCTACACGTATATCTGCATCAGGTTCACCTTTCGCAGCGTCTGAGAAAGCACCCATCAGCTCTGATACACCACGTAACATGCTTAGGCTACCGAGTCCTTTTATGTTGTTCATGAGCATGACGCTACCTGCATACATCATCTCCGTAGCTGTCTCAGGTGACGGTTCTTTACCGTCTCGGACCCTATCTAATACAGACGCAACTCCTCCAAGCATGAGTACGAAAGGCGTCTCACCGAATGGGATATATACGTTGCCTATTTTCACAGAGTATAGAAGACCACCATTTCCTGTGAACACATCTCGCTTTTTCTTATCTGAACTATAGTTCCCTACGATGTCGAATAGTCGCTCATCTTCCGGCACTTCTAATTGCTTAAGACCCGCTATAGCCAGCGCAGCCATGGCAGTTGTAGATGTGATAGACGCACCAATCATTGTCATGCGCTCGAAATCAGTACGATTGGTAAAGTCCTTACCCATAGTAGCGCCTACAAAGGCGAAGGGCGTCATATCCACAGCCCGTCCCATGAGCTGTGCGATGCTGTTGGTGAACGGTACGAGATACTTGAGTTTGTTTAACCCTGGAATGCCTTCCATGGATTTGAGATTCGTCTCTATAGCGTGTGATATATAACCGATGTACCCAGGAGCAGGTGCGTTCAGACCTACACTGTTCGCCTTCTTCCACGCAGATATCTCGACCTGCTTAGGTCTATACGTAAGGTATCGTTCTATGGACGACAGATGCTGCTGCTTTGGTGTCATTGGTATACCTGCAGATTTTAGCTGCTTTGCTTTGTAGGCTGTCTCTGCCTGTGCTCGTGCCCAATTCTTTTTAGGAGAATACATGTACTCTGCAAGCTCTGCGTCAGATACACCTTCGTCTACTGCTTTATTATAGTAATAAGCTGCAGAGGCTCGGTCATAACTACTGTCGTGAACAGCACTCATCTGAGCTTCGAGAGCAGTCATTACACGCAGGAAAGTTCCAGACATTATTCCTGATGCTTTGAATACGGCAGTGAGTAGGTTGTCTCCTATTGACCCGTCAAACTTCATGTCCTTAGTAGCTTTTACCCAATCACCGATTACCTGGGAGTATTCTATTGTAGCTGACGCGTTTAGTAATTCCCGTCCTGCTGCCACTTCTTTTGGTGTTAAGGTTGCTCTTACACGCTCCCCTGTAGTGAGAGCAATCATTGCAGCCTTGTACCCACGCTTCCACGCAGTAGAGTTGAACAATCCTTTATAGTACTCCATTAGAGGAGTCTTATATTTTAATTCTCCTGCACGTACGTTCTTGTAAAATATACGGAGCGCGTCTGGTGACATTCCGAACGTAGCTACAACAGGCTCTAACGCTCCAGACAGGTTTCCTATAGCAATACCTATAGGAGCACCTATGAGATTGGATGTCCACATGCGAGCAAAGTCACTTCGTTTAACAGGATCTTTTTCGTCTGTGCCTTTACGTGCAAGCAGTTCGGCTTCAACAGTTGCTCTTTCCGTATTTGATAGGTTTGTATCTTCGAGCATCTTTTCAAGCTCGATGATACGTAACTGATTAGCAGACTCATTGCGAACAGCTTCTGCCTGCTTCTGTTCAGCAAGGCGCTTTTTCTCTAACAGGCGTTCAGCTTTCCTACGTGCAGCCTCTAGTCTAGCCAGCTCTTTCTTCGCAGCCTTACTCTCTTCTGATTCTACTTTTGGTCCTTTCTTAATCTCGTCTAACTTGTTTTTATACTTCTTATACGTTTCAAGTTTACCTCGTGGAATACGACTCTCAGGTGTAGCACCTATCTTTTCTTTTAAGAGTTCTTCAAGTCTCTTTGTAGCCGCGTCAACTTTCTTTCTCTCTGCGGCAGTGAGTGGGTCTGCCTCACGAGACTTGGCAAGTAGTTCTTTATTTGCTTTGATTCTGTCCTGCAACTCTTTTATCTGAGCGTTGGTTGTATCTTTAGCGTCCTTACCCTGACTAAAAATGTTTGATAGGTCATTAACTCCTTTAGCAAGAGCAGATAGTGAACCGAACGCCTGACTCTTCTTACTAAACAATTTGTTTACATTGAGCCCTGATTTCTTGGTCTTAATCTGGATACTACGTCTACCACCTTTGACAGGCGTTATCTGTACCTCTATCCCTGATTCAAGCTCATCGAGCATATCCTCAGTTTCTATATTCTCCAGAGCATCCAATGCCAGTTGCTCTTCTACCTTGCGTAGATTCTCCTGTGCATCTGCTATACGCTGCTGAGCGGCGTTCTCAGCGCGAGTGAGTTTATCTATCTCAGCGTCTATCTTTGCGCGTATTGCTGATGGGTCTGCGTTCTTTTCAATAGCCTTGCTTTCAAGCTCATAGAGCTTACTGAGTTTAACATCCATCTTCTGTTGTAGTGTGTCCAAGGCAGCCTCTGCCTTTGTGACCTTATCAACAGCTACATCATATGTAGACCGACGTATTGTTTCTCTTGTAGCGCGTTCCTCCTTAGCAGCAGCAATTACTTCTGAGTTTGCTTTAGACTCTGCCGTCTTAATAAGTGAGTCTACTTCCTTACCGATTTTAGCTGATTCTTCTGCGGTAATGTTCTTGATATCCTTAGCAGATTCAATCACGTTTATAAGTGTCTCAGAATCACTTGCGACTGCTTGCTCAACCTTACTAATGGCCTTTCTCTTTGACCTTTCTGCTTTCTTCTTAATCGTCGCTACTTCCTGCTCAAGTATAGCTTTTTCATTCTCCAGTATAGTGAGGTCATCTATGAGTTTTTCACGTGCAGCGTTTTCGATATCTGCTACAACGGTATAGATTGCTTTTTCTTCTGGTGTACCAGCGACCTCAGCCTGACTTATCTTACGCTCTATTTTCTCTATGTCAGATGTGAGCTGCTCAATATTTTCAGGGCTATTAGCAATCTCTAGGGGATCTACACCTTCTTCTTTACCTGCGGTTATAAGAGCGTCTTTATATGCAAGGTCTCCTGCTCGTACAGGCTTAGTAAGTACATCGATGTCTATCTTACCCTTGTTAAACGCGAGTGTACGTCCACCACTTGTACCGATGTCTGAGATTAACTGTGCGCGTGACCTATACTCAGCTTCAATCGCAGCCGCTAATTTTGTGTCTCCCTCTGCAGCAGCCTTAAGTCCTGCAGTGGTGTACATATTATGAAGCTGCACCCTCATACGAGCTTTAAGCTCTGGAGCAGTGTCTGGCTTAGACATTATCTCTACGAGCTTATCCACTCCGTTACGAAGTACGATTGGAATGACTACCTCTGTATCCACATCGCTGGATTTTTGTGGTCTATAGAATAGACCCTCATCTCCAACCTTACGCATGAATCCGACAGACGATGATGTACGTATCTTACGACTGTACTCAGACTCTACTTCCTTAAGATTTTTTGCTGGTCCAGCAGCACCTACACTCTGTGAAGAAGATACCTCACGTATCCTCCTACCAAGCTTGATAGGGAGTACTTTTGTGTCTGAATTAGGTGACCTTGGGTTTGATATGTTAAGTGGAAACGCCCCTACACTGGGTGTTCTACTTGGTTCTAACACCTCTACAGTTAGGTTCCCCTCTGTATCCATGTGCTGTATAGCAACACCCTGGTCAGTGTTTACGACGTTCTCACCAGATGTAATTGCTGTCGCCACTTTCTTAGCGTCTTCTTCACTTAGGAAAAAGGTATAATCGAATGGTAACGTACCTGTCTCAATAAATTTACCAGGCTGTGTTTCTACGTAGGTAGTACCATCATCCGATTCAAACGCAGGTGTTACATTCTCTTCAACTATGGCTGGAGCACTTAGGTTTGCCACGTCATCGTTAACGAATGTGTCTACGTTCTGGGGAATGTCTCCTACAACCTGTTTGGTAACAGGTGTTACAGGTTCTCCAGTCTCACGTATCTCTTCTGCTCGTGTGTCTGAGTTATTCTTAGACGGGAAGTAGTGTGCGCCTGCAGTGGCTGCTCCACCTGCTACGGCTCCTAACGCCATGTTAAGACCTACACCACGCCAAACATCCTCTAATTCTGGCTGTGCTTTCTGTACGTTCTCAGCAATGTTACTAATAGCCTGTCCAGCACCTTCGGAAAAGCCCTCTATTCCAGCGGCTCTTACTACATCGTTTCCGATAGTGCCTGTAGGTTTACCAAGCATGGTCGATGCCATCCGACCAAACACGAGCTTTTCTCCGACCGTCTGTAACGTCTGTGAAGCTGCTTCATATGCGGTGGCCTTGCTCGCTTTACCAGGGTCTCCAGTAAGACGCATTGTATCCTGATACCTATCTACTACCTGGTCTCCAGCTTGAGTGAGAGAGAAGCCAAGTACTCCAGCACCCTTGGCTAATGCACCTGCTCCGACAAATCCTGCAACGTTACCAGCAGCTCCAGCGAGTTCATGTATAAATTTACCGTCTCTCTCTGGATTCGTAAGCTCTGTGAGGTGGTCGTTTAGTTCGTATCCATCGGTAAAAATGTTCACCGCGCTGTTAATGATAGGCTCTATACCTGCCGTAACTCCACGAAGAAACCGAGCACCAGTATCCCTTATGTTTTCTCCAACACCACTGTCCTCTGTGTTGGCTTCTCGTCTCTTAGCAGAGGCATGAGTTTTTATGTCATTGAGAAACTGTTGCTTTGCTACTACATACGTAGGCTCAAGAGACTTACTGTTAAGGTAGTCGTTATTGAGTTCTTCCCATTTAGTATATGCGTCCTGCACAGTCTCTATACCAGGCATCGATGTGACATCTGACATCTTTACAGGCGCGAGCTTCTCTACATCTTCACCAAACGTAGACTGGTCTTGGTCGCGGAACTTAAGAGCCTGACCGTAGTACTCTAAGATTTGTTTTGCTTTCTTAGGGTCTGTCCAAGTGTAGGCGTTGTATGCTTCTAACAACGCAGAACGTCCTGAGTCTACATTTGAAGCGTTCTCGAACACTCCAAATGCCAGTCCCTCAAAGTAGTCACTGTCTATAAGTAACCGTTCATCACTCATTATTATTCATCTATAATCTTACTACTGCTTGAAGACATTGCTGGCGGATTAAAACCACCTATGTTTTTTGGTACCCACGGTAAAGAACCTGCATCATTTGGGGTCACTGGTTTCTCATATACACCATCTGATACCTCTATAATATTGTAATTTTGTAATGCACTGAGAAATGAGTCATCGCTTGCATTACCTCCGACTATGAACGGTATAGATGCCGCGATTACCTTATCTGCATATTCTACGTTCTCTATCTTATTCTTGTCCGACTTATTACTAGCAGTCATAATGTACTGCTTAACATCATCCCAGGTCTTAGCGCCTGCTCGTATAGCATGATCAATTGCTACATGTCCTCCGTTGTAGGCAGCGAGTACCATACGAGGGTCTGGTCTTATATCTATACCTCGGGTATCTTTAAACGTTGTAGCTATAGACTTGCTCACACGCTCATACTGCTTCATTAGAAAAATACCTGCTGCAGGTATAGCTATAGTAGGGTCGGCCAGTTCTTCAGGTGTAAGTCCAAGATCAACCTTACCTGTATTAGGCATTATCTGCATAAGACCGACAGCACCTGCACCAGATACAGCACCTATCTTACCTCGGCTCTCTACGTAAGACATACCTTTGAGTATTGCAGGTGCATTACCCATAACAGGAATAGAGTTGATACGGTCAATGGATTCTTGGTCTAATGTAAAAGCACTTGGTGCTACATTAATGCTTACGTTATTTGTACCCAGTAACTTAGACAGTTTCAGCATTGCTGTACCTATACTATCCACTTTAGGTGCGTCCGGTACATTCTGAGATATGCTTGGTGTATTCGGTGCAACGGGTACGCTCTGTGGTGTACTTATGTACGACGTTGCAGGAGCAGTCCTACGAGCAATCTGTGCTCCTGTCTTAAGCATTTCTTGGTAGCCATTCGCGGTACCTCGCGATTGCATACGAGACAGTGTTGCACTATTCCTGTCCCTTGCCATGTTTATGATGGTCTTATTCTGACCAATACCAGTGTTGTTCTGCGGTACTCCTTCTGCTAGGCCAGCCCCTGTAGGTGTGTCATCTGGAGATGTCTGCTCTGGGTAACCGCTTACCTTAGCGTTGATACGCAGTGTGTTAAGATATTTCTGATACTGTCTACCCTCTTCAGGGCTTAGGTTCCTCGCTATGACATTCTTACCGTCAGCAACAACATACGTTGCCTGACCGTCTGGAATTATTGTTGGTCTTACTATGTTTTTAAATGCGTCTGTTTCCAGTTCGTTTCCTATTACATTAACTGTATTGGAACTGTATATACGAAGTTTGCGAGGGTCTACATTACCGCCTCTTGACGTTGCATATTCCTGGTATTCAGGCATACCATTTATAGCAACCTGAGCTTCTGACAACTCCTGCTCGTTCTTAAGTTTATATGCCTCTTCTTTCTTAGCCTTGTCTGCGTCCATCGCTGCATAACGCTTCTCCATCTCAACAGCACTGATGGATTGCTTCCAAGGATTAACGAGGTCAGGGTTTACTCCTTGTGCTTCGAGAGCAGCGATTGACCGCGCCCCAAAATCAGGATACCTCAACAACGTTCCGAGCACGTTGTTGTTTCTAAATATCGCTTCCTTGTTAGCAGGCAGAGGGTCTGACAGCGCAGTACTAACTGCAGACATATTCTCTATATCCTGTCTCTTCTGAGAGGACTCAGCAGCTCTGGCTTTAAGGTCTTCTAATTTCTGAGACTTATAAATCTCTTCGTTGTCACGGATAATTTGTGCCTGAAGCTGTGCCTCCAGTGCAGCACTTTCTTTTAAAGTACCTTCAGCAACAGCCGCCTGCTCTTTCGCAGCACGTACTTCTGGGTCACTGTTAAATTCATTCTGTATCTGCTGTGCCTCTAACGCAGCGAGTCCAGACGCAACAGACGTTCCTGTTTGAATTGCATCTGTAACACCTTCTGCAACAGCCTGCCATGTCGTCTTCTGTGCGTTGCCCTGGCTAATACCAGCAGACGCTGCATTACTAAACAGGTTTACATCTACTCTTGGTCCCTGCGGATTGAAACTACTATAGCTTTGTGGCATGGCGCTTCATACTCAAAAATAGACCGTCGTTTACGCCACCGCTAAAATTGCTTGCAACGTAATATCCTGTGTCATCGTACACCATATCAGCCGCACGCTGTGCTGATACAACATCTATCGCACTAAACCTACCCTCTGCAAAAGCCTGGTTTGCGAGCTGATATGCCTGCTCTTTATTCACGATGTTATTCAGTGCGTACTCTCTTCTCATAGCCACAGCTACTTCTTCAAAGGTGCCTTTGAGAAGTGGACCTACCGTTTTGTATCTCATACCCTTTGCATCTATCTCAGGGTTAGATTCACCGTGCACCAGTCTTTCAAGGTTCACACCCATCACGTTAAGCATAGTAGGCAGTGCGTCTATCGACCCCTTACCGACCACATTCTTTAACGTGTTGTATACTACTGCCGACCCAAGACCTTCTGGATTAAATACGTTCAGCTTGTTGAGTCCTGATACAAAGGCCGACCCACCGATAACACCTCTGTCCTGCTTAATCCCGTCCTTTGTCCAGTTACGGTAGACCTTAAGAGCTGCTTCACTTGCAACGATTGGATTATCAAACATGGTAGTGTCGGCATTTGCCTCTGGCACCACGATATTCCTGCCCTTGATGTTTGTAAGCGCCACGTATCCAGATGGAGCAGGCTTACCCATAGGCATACTCACCGCACCGATTCCATACTGGGGGGTGGGGGTAGCACCTACAGCAGAGAGTTCTTTCTCTGTAATAGGTACAGCGCGTCCGTCTGCTCCGAACCCTAGCATACCCATAGCATTTAAAGACTGGGCTATCTCAGGAGCAGTCTGTTTAGCGCCTCCTGCAGCTTCCTGTGCAGCAGTATAGTTTACCCAATCACGCGCAAGGGGTACTACGTTTACCTGTGCAGAGGAGAGACGGAGACTATCGGCAACGGTCATTCCAGGGATACCTGGGAGTTTAGGCGTGACCATCTTATCATGTATCGTCTTACCGTCGCTGAATTTATACCCCTGTACAGAGGCATTTGCTACGGCAACCGATTTCTGTGCAGGACTGAGCACACCCCACTTCTCGTAGAGCGTGTATCCCATGTGACCTATAAGGTCTCGTGAGCCGAGCTTGTTTACAAACTCTTCAACGTTGTCGTTGTTATGAAGATTATCCAGTTCCTCGAAGTAAGGCTTGTCTGTTGTGCGTAGTTCGAGGGTTCTAAAAGAACTCAGGTCTTCCGGTGTAAACGCTCCGACAGCGTTCATAAGAGCGCCTGTCATCTGCATCGCAGGTTGACCTGCTTTCATGTTTGTATTGGCAGCAATGGTAGGGTCTGTGTAGACAGTTGCGCCATTGCTATCGATTCCAGCCTCTATGACAGAGGCACTCGGTCTATCCGTTATACCGATGGAGCCGAGCATTTTTGTAGTAGCTTCTGCCTGCTGTACTTCCTTAGCACCTGTCTTTAATTGCTCTGCGAATGCAGTTAGTTCATCCTTGTTAGTGATATCCATCGTGCCGTGATGTTCACTAACCTTTGCGGCGTTTGCGATTTCAAATCTTTCCTGTTCTGACTTCTGTAGCCAATCGGGGAACATCTCATAGAACGCAGCATATCCCCACTTATCATAAGCTGTGAGGTCATCCTCATTACGACTATCTGCGAATTTGTTATTTACCCAGACACCTTCTTCGTCCTTGCCTACAAAGTCAGCAGCAAGGTCACTGCGTATTAGTTCTTCCTTAGACCGACCAGCAGTAAGGAAAGCAGCTCCTGCAAGTGCGTCAGGGATATCAACGCCACTCTCTCTGAGCTTATTAATCCTATCTCCTTCGGTCTTCCACTTATCACTATCACCGAATAGACCTGTGATACGGGCTATCTCTGAAAGACCACCTGAGCTGATTGCTGTCTGTATACGTGACGCCTTACCCCAAGCACCTTTTGGTTTCTTGTCACTGATTAGGTCTTTAACACCTTGATAGACCATTGCAGTTCCTATTGCTGCTCCAACGTATGGTGCAAAAGGTGCAAGAGCTTTTCCTGCTGCGGTAAGACCTCCTGTTTGACTTGCGGCACCTGTCTGTGTGGCAGCTCCTGCCGCCGCTGTTCCACCTGTATGTGTTGCACTTACTATTACTGGTGTAGCCACTTCAGAGGCGAACATGGATGAGATTGCTTTACCGACTGCTGCACCTGCAGCGATGTTCTTTCCAAGTGATGCAATGGTGCGTGTTGGAGTCGATGCAGCAGGTGTACCACTGGCAGTACCCTCTTCAGGAGGATTAGTGTCTATTACAGGTCCGACAGGTCTGAAACTCTCATAGCCTTGTGGCATAATCACCTACACCTTAATACCGCCTAGACCCGCCATTATACCTACTATGGATCCAGCGCCTTCAATTATACTTCCAATCTCATTACTACCCTGTGTTTTATCTTTCTCACGTTTACGTATTGCTTCTGCACGGTTACGTTCACCGATAGCAAAGTTGGTGTTTATGTCTATCTGCTCACCTGCGGCAACAGAGTTCACATACGCATTGAGATAATTAAAATAGGATAATGCAAACTCATTCTTAGCGTTAGCATTAAACGTTCTCACGTTGTACTTCATGGTCTTATTGAACTCTCTATTACGTGTAATAAGAGAGGTAAGAAATTGAGACTGGTTAACTGACGTGTTAAGAGCGTTGTCAGGAGAGAGTAGTGTGTTCTTATTAAACTCTCCAAAGTAGTTGTTTGTCATCTCTGCAGCAGAAACAGTTGGCATAATCTTAACCTGACTACCCGCTGTACTGTACTGCGTATCTGCAAGGAACAGATTTGCCTGTGCTTCAACATTCTTACCAAGCAGGTCATTGCCATACTTACTAAGGTCAATCCTCTCTCGCGCACTCATGAGGTCAGATGCCTTACGTGCAGCAGAACTGTTAACTCCAAAGCCTGACGTTGCTGCAATATCTGCGGCATCGCTCCTAATCCCCAGCTCTAACGCTCTGTCAGTAACTGCGTCAGGTGCTCGTCCTTCAGAAAACGCTATCGCGTTCTGTCGTATTCTTTCAAAGTCTTCACGCGCTCCAGGTACAGCACTGGCAACCTGTGCCTCTCTCTGTGCCTGATTAAATTGATTGTCTATAGCAATCTGGTCTCGTGATAGTTGTGCTGACTTAGGCACGTAAGAAAGAAGACCTTCTAGTTCTGTATTAACAGCATCAAGACCAAACTTCTTAGCCTGGTCATAATTCTTATCCATCTCACCGCGTGTGGCGGTGCCGAAGCCTTCTGCAAACTTTACAGGGTCGATAAACGTGTACGGTGCTCTTTTTGACCGGAGACCTTTGAAGGAGATCGTTTCTGCCTCTGGAAATAAGCCGCCTATAAACTCAGGCACTGCTCCAAAAGACGCTGGATATTCTGCGTCACCAGACGCCCCACTATCTGAACTTCCTGCTTCTTCGCCTCTATCAGGTAAAGAATCGCCCGATGGTTTTGTAATAGAATTAGGATCCTCGCCTCGTTTTTCTGCGTCTCTTAGGCGATTATAATAGGCGTCCCATACAGCCCTATTTGTTGCCATGAATCTCACTCATAATATTTTTCTGTGCCTGTTCTTGTCCAATCGATATTGACGTAAGCGTCGCGTCAATCGTTTGCTGGTTAACGTATAACACGACAAGCACTGCAATGCCTACCATGCTTCCAAGTATCAGGTAGTGACTCACAAGCGGTATCTGACCTTTTCCAGACGCCTTATCATTCGCTATCTGGAGCCTATCTTCGAGCTTACTAAATCTCTTCTCAGCATGTTCGTGAGTAGCAGCCATACGGTCTGCCGCAGATGACATTGTATTCTGTGCCGTCGTGATTCGTTCTAGGATTACCTGCATACGTGGTAACTCCACCGTGATAATGGGATGCATATCCTCTACCTTTTTTCTAATGCCCAGAAGAATTGCGCGGTCGGTCTCTTTACCATTTTCCATACGCCCCTCTGAGAACTCTTCTGATTGTTCGTCCTGCATTTCTTATCGCTCCACCACTAAGAGGTCTGAACATCTCTAACGGCTGTCCGTTATTTACCTTCTTAAAATTACCCTCTGTCTCGATGAGTTTCTGCGTATAACCGTCTTTTGTGATTGCCGTCTGCACATCATCGTTGTGCATACTATTCACTGTCTGACCTGCCGTATTTAGAATGTATAGGTTATCGAACGGTATTAAGTCGTCGTCAGCATACTTATCCTTCAACCGTATGCGACCAAGCACTGTCACCTTACAGACAGGAGGACAATCAGGGATTAGAAATCGCACCCGTCTATACGCAGGAGTGGTTTCATATGGACCATAATCAGAGAGGAATTTCCTACTGCACCCTGATTCATCAAGGGAGAGCATGTTCACGTATCCCTTGGTTTCCGTCTTGTATACACCTGTAATTTTTCCAAACAATACAGGCGACGTTTTGATGACGTTCTTACATACGGATAGCTTCACGCCGACAATTCGCTCACCTTGATGAGTGGTGTATATCTCTCTACCTGTGACATCCACGCCCTTTACAATAACGTGCGCGTCGTCAGCTTCTTTGCACGTACCCATCACTGCCGGATATCCTCCGCAGCTCGGTAGGTCGTAGACTGTTGGATAGAGATTAGGGTCTTCAAGGAGGGCGTCTGACTTTAGGCACTCACGGTCGAGCATGTTTCCGCTGTGATACTCGAACCATCTGTTCCAGACAGAGCCTACAGCGCCGTCAATCTTAACCTTGAGAGGGACTTCCAGCTCCTTCGGCAATGTAATAGTGCCGTTCTCAGCGTAGAACTGAAACTTTCTTTCGTTACCGTATGTGCCGTGGATGAGGAGATATTCAAGAATCATCCGTACGAAGAGGTCTACGGATGCTGTGTCAGGACATTTACCAGATGTTCCGGCGTATTTTGAGAGGACGCTTTTTGCCGCACCGTAGGTAATCATGTCGTCGTACCACTTTATTTAGCAGGCTTCTTAGCTCCTATGTGCCTGGGTTCTCGTGCTGTCTGCGGTACGATCTGAGATGCAGCAGATGTCTCAGATGATGTCGGGGGTGTAGATGTGGTTGTGGGACGTTTACTACCGCAAGCACATCCCACAAACCACCTCCATAGATTAAGCAGGGCAAGCCGCACTAGCGATGCCAGCAAAACCCTTGTTGAACGTATCAGGCTTCACAGTTCCAACATAGGTCTTCGACTTATCTTGTACAGCAGTCGAATTAGGGAACGAGAGAGTCTGACCAGAAGCAAACCAGAGACCGATACCAACGAAGTTGCCATACGCCGTAGCGCCAGTCATGCCTTCACGAGTAGCAACCCGAGGAATACTGCAGAGAGGAAGAAGTTGAACACAGGCCATAAATACCTCCGACTAAATTACTTTTTTGCGCTAAAGGTCTTACCCGTAAACGCACTTGCGATACTGCCAGGACGTTGCTGTGAAGCAGCTACATCTGACTTAATACCATCAACAAAACGATATGAGCCCTTAGCTGCAGGGGACATGAACATGTCAGCGCCCTTAAAGCCAGCTTTGATTTTGCTCCATGCACTAGAAAGATTCAGCATCTCAATCATGTTGCCCTCCTAAATAGGCTGTCTTAATAATACGGTTACTTTAAACTAATGAAAATACCCTATATCGATGTGAATAACGCTGGATAATACGTATACGGTCCGGCTCCTGCAGGTATTGCATTGGCAATGAGAGCAGCATAATCCGGTGCGGTGAATACAGTGGATACAGCGGTGAAGCTAAAACCTGCAGGTGGGTTAGCACTATCTCCATAGAGCCAGAAAATCTGCTGTGGAGCAGGGAATACCTGTACCCAGGAACCGCCAGAGTAGAGGTACATTCCTACGAACCCACCGCTATTGGCGAGCCTCCACCAAATCTTGTTCCTATCAGCCTGTCCTGGTTGGACGTTCGATATTACTACGTTTGAGAACGACTGATTAGGTATCTCGATAGTGAGGTACTGACCGAGTGCCTTTAGAAGCTCTGTGAAGTTACTGAAACATGCACTGTCTGGTACACCTGCTACCTTTACAGCACCTTTTATAGAACTCTGAGTTGCCATTAACATTCTCCATTATCAGGAATAAGCCAATAATCAAAGCAGCTCATAGGAGCTGGCTCTGCTTCCGTAGGGTCACAAGCTGTATCAAGCTCGTTACGTGGGAGTACCCGACCCTTAAGTTTAAGATACTCCAATTCCCAGTATTTAGCCTCTATCGTTAAGCGTAGCTGCACACCCTTGTATACATGCGCGAGGTCATTAGTGCCTGGGATACATTCGTTCTCGTCTACGCTTCCGATCGTAAGGTCTCGTATACCCTGACGACCGAGACCGTTAGGGAAAGGAACATCAGACTCACACTGCTCAACAGGTGCCGTATACGTATAGTCTTTCCAGTGGATAAATGACTCGGACGTGGAAGGTTTGTAGTCAACAGAAATGTCCATCTTTTCCTCGATGCTCCGCATACCAAGGTCAAGACTATGTAGCGCCTTATTAACCGTACCGTCTGTGTTGTCATACTCTTTAGTGACGAGCACGGAGCGAACCTTCCTCTGCTTACCGTCAATAGTGTCATATGTTGAATCAGGGTCCATATAGAAGAGTCCATTCTGCCCTCGATGTTTTCCTGCTATGTAGAGCCTTTCATCTATCTCTGCAAAATCCATGAACCCTACACCTGTCCATAGCCCTGTCCAGATAGGAGGAGCGTCCTGGGTAAGTCCAGCGTTTACGTCAAGCTCCATTACGACAACACCAGCATTTACATAATCTGTCTGTATGACTCCCTCTGCACTGATACAGTCAACGCGGTAAGGGTTACATGTGGTGAATACCTTATTTCTATAATAGGTGGTTACACCGACGAATTTAATCGTAGGGTCTACATACTGAAGAAAGTTAGACACCTCACGAGATATAGGTGAACTTCCCCAACGCTTCTGATCGTTACGTGACATAGAAAGCGCATATATCTGACCGTCCTTACCAAGAAACAGGACATCAGAATTAACATTTGTAAACGCTCGTGGACCGACAACACCTGTTGTTGGCAGAAGCATAGATCCGAATACCTGGCTATTTGCAGTACCTTGCCATTGTCCACGCGGAACGTCTGTACGATAAGAATAGATGGAGTTCTGTGTAGCGACGAGTAGTGGTCCGATACCAGTTGATGTATCTACAACCTGTAGAAATCCCATCGCAGTGATAGCATCGCTATTCTTGTTTGCTGTAGGTATCTGATACACGTCCCCGACGTACGGAGAGGATGGGTACAGGACTTCAAAGAATGTTACAGGTGCGCTCGGTGTAGCAGGTGAGCCAGACGGGTCTCCTGCAGTCCAGTCGATTCCTGCGTTCGCAATGCATAACCTATTCTGGTTATACGCACCCATCACAGCAATCGGCACTTCGTATAGTGTCGGATCTGCACGACGTATGTTGATACCGTCAATGATGAACGGGTAATTAGGCCAGTCGAATATGACAAGATAGTTTCCAGCGTTAGACCAGTTAACCCTATCCGCATATACGTTTAGTTGGTCGGTCGGGTTCATTACGGATACAAGGCCCGTAGATATATTGATGAGGAAGATGAATCCTGAGATTACGTAGATGGCATATTTGTCAGGTCCAATCCCGTACGGTATGAATGACTGAAATTTTCCGTTTAGGTATATGTTCTCAAACGATACGAACGAACCCGTCTCTCTCTGGTAGTCTCCAGCAGTGCTGAAGTCCAGCTCTCTCTGCACAATTCCCCAACGAGGTGTGAGGGATGTACTCTGTGCAGATACGTTTACTCCGATGTAGTACTGATTAGGTTGTAGCGCATGTGGATTTACTCCGGCGTTTTGTCCACCGGAGAAATTTGTCGTACCGTCTGGGACGATAGTTGATGCGACCACACCTACAACCTTACCTCAATAGACGATAGTGCAAGAGACGCCTTAAATCCGTTTACTATTGGTGTACCTACCGACGCTGTTGCAGTAGCTACAGCATTAGCAATCGTTAACGTACCTGCTGCAGCTACAGTGTACGTCTTTGTTATAGATACTGTTTCAAATACCGATACCGCATACGTAAAAGGTGCTGGAGGTGTCGTAAAATCAGACACTATATAAGAGTATACAAGAGGAGTTGTGGGAAGCAGTGTAGCCGACCCACCTCCATTAATATTCGCTACAAGTGTATATTGAATAGCCGACAAAGCTACCGCAGGAGACGTATCGCTGATGCTTACCTGTCCACTGAATACCGCATCATAAGTAACCATTACCTTAATTGCATGTGTGAGAGATACATTGGTAACAGTCAACGAAACGTTTCCGCTACCGATTGATGCTACACTTCCGACTGCCGTTCCGATGTTTGATGCATCCTGTACTGCTACAGAAAATGAATTTACATCTGCCTCAAGTACATCTACTGCAGTCTCTAACGCGTCCACGCGTGGACTAAGAGATGCACAGCATGATGATGTTACATAGATCGGGTATTGGTAATTACCAAACTGGTCCTGTGCAATGACTGATGTACCTGGCAATATTCCATCACCAGTATTACAAATGTTCACCACTGTATCAGATAGAAACGCATCTATTTCATAAAAACCGCTGCCGATAGAGATTACATCTCCAACAGACAGACCGTTAATAGTGGTTACTGTTATCGCAAGACAGCCTGTATCCGTAGGAGCAGTGAAATCAATTGCCACATAAGGAAACAGTTGTGAGTTGCTAGCTATATCAGCAGGAGGAGGTGATACAGTGAAGCAGGTGCATTTAGGAATCTGTGTGCCTGGGTCAGCGTTACCAGTGAGACAGGTGTTCACAATACCGAGCAAGCCCTTATCAGCATCAACACTCACTACCTGGAAATATCCGTACGCGGTGTGCCAGATGTATGACCCGATAGATGCACCCTGGATTCCAGGTACACTTAGGATTGCTGTGTGTCCACATGATGGAACGTTCCACGATACGTCAGGACATACACCAAAGGTAAACTGGTTGCAGTATATCTTCTTACAGTTGTCCTCTTCACAGACATCTGCACTATTGTAGTACGCGGTACCAGACGCACAGCTCGATCCGCTACATGTACTCGTCCCACACTTACTGCAACCCATAAGCTATCCTAGTAAAGTTTAATCGCTGTGATACTTGCTACCTGTACAACAAGGTTACCCGCACCAATTGCACCGCTATAACTTGCATTCATTGTCACAAGGTCATTCGAGTTCACAGTCGTATACAGATAAGCCGCAAGACGAACACCACTCAGAATATTGCTCAACCCTGTAACAGGAGGAACACCAAACAATGAGTAATTCGTAATCGCACCAGCCGTGTTATTCGTTCTGTAGAACCCGCCGTTAACCGACAAGTAAGCTGCATTCGTCAACGCACTTGCTGATACACCAAGATACCCCTCAAGCAGGTATGTACCTGGTTGAGTGATGGTGATAACAGGCGAAGTGGTTCCAAACACAACCGGAGCCACACTCGATGTAATTGTATAACCTACACCAAGCGCACTCTGCGTATAATTAACAGTCGTAGACCCTGGAGGTGCTCCAAAGATAAACACGCTATCCGATGGCACTACAGTGCCAGCATCAGCGTTCGATTCGAGACACTCGTTAAGTACCGTTATCTGGTAGTTGATAGAGTCTACAGCAGTTACCTTGAACCATCCGTAGGTCGGATTCCAGATATAGGAACCGACAAGAGCTACGGTAAGCCCAGGTACAGCCAGCACTGCAGAATTACCGCATGACGGTACATTCCACGAGTTAGTGACTGTAAGTGCTGTACACACAGCAGAGCACTCAGTCTCTGTCGTGCAGCAGCTACAACTTGATGAACAGCATCCCATAAACTCTCCTTAGCAACACCTACACTTACAGCACTTAGTACTAGTACTTGTCGTACAAGTAACAGGTGCAGTAACACTTCCTACAGACCCACTGATATTTCCATAGATGGTCGTTGTCTGAGTAGGTCCAAGATTAACCAACCCATCCACTACATTGTATACAGCATCTGTTGGGTCAGCCCCACCAGCCGTTGCATGTAGAATAACTGGTCCCACTGTATCCGAGTCAGAAGCATTTCCTGCAACCTGATACCATCCGTTTGCAATCTCAGTCACAGCTCCTGCGGGTGAAGCAAACGCCGCACCGTTCTTAGAGATGGTGACAGTAGGCGACAACCCAGTGATTGGTGAAATGTGGTCTGCTGACGAGATCATCAGGAACACAAGCGGCGTGACTGCATCTTCTTTTATTTCATACATTAGTATGGTCTCCTTCTAGAATTCTGTCCTGGTGTTCCTGGCTCAGGTGTAGGCGGTGTTACAGTTATCAGAGGCGCTGTAATAGTACCGTCTGATATCTCTGCAACCCCAATCGCTCCACCTGTACTTGCTGTTACGGTTAATGTTGCACTCACTGGGCTATTAATCACCTGTGCGGTAATCGCTGCTCCTGTTACACCACTAATGGTAAATGTCGGAGTACCAGGAGTTCCTGCTGTCCAGGTTGTTCCTACACCCGTCACTGTCACTACGTTACCTGTTGTATTGGCAACAAGGGTTACCGGAGACACTGACATTGATGCATTTACTACCTGATAACCTACAGCTCCAATTGTCGTACCATCATGTGCTGCAGTTGCATATGCTGCATTCGTTGGTGTAAACCCGTCACGAATATAATCGTAGAGTGCAGGAAGCTCAGTCGCTAGGTCAGCTTTCAATATCTCGTATGCCGTCTTCTGCTTGAAAAAAAAAACCCTATAGGTACTCCATGTACGAAGGTTCCGTGTGTAATCAGCAAAACCTGGATTACCAGACACGTCATTCGCACCAGGCGTCCCTGCTGAGAAAAGAAGGTTGTTGTAGTTATTTGTATTATTACCTACAGCAAGATTATACCCGCCGTTATAGTTACAGTTCGCGGCTGTCACTATGTTGGATATTACAGACAGTGCACCAGCATACAGTTTGTAACCGTTGTTAGCTGTGAGACTCCACACCAGGTTAGACCGGAATGATTGAACCATCCCTGTGAATCCGGCATAGGTCTCTCCAACCACTGCTCCTTGACCGCCTGCAAAGCATGTATTGTGCTCGGCAATGACACTCGTGTTTGCATTTCCAAGCATGGTGAACATCGTACCGACCGTCTTATTATTCGGTCCAACAAGTGCGATGTTGTTTGTAATCGTGGCCACACACGCAGACCCAGGAGTTGCAAACGTGTAACAGTCTCCCTCTTGTGCAGGTGCCACAGATGCACAGTTCATATCAAAGATATTGTTGTTGTGCGTCTGGTTAGCTGCAAACCCTAATGGCTGTATGAAATGTGGATTCCACTCAGTCGGATTGTCATAGTAGAAGTAGCAGCCGTCAGTAGATCCTGCAGGATTGAATGGTCCAGGTGATGACGCACTGAATCGAACAAAGCAATTCTCAAATAGTGCCCATTCCCCAGATGTAAACTCCAACCCATCGTTGAAGAAGTTACGCTGGAACGTGAAGTCTTCTGCAGAGTAGCCTTTGAATTGTAGGTCAAACACACTGTCGATAACGCGTCTTGTACCAGTACCAATCGGAGCACCCGACGTTAGAATTACGTTATCGCCCGTGCTGTCAATGCTGCTCGCAAATGTAGTGTTGAATATACTATAGGTAGCATCTGCTCCTATGTTAAAGGTTCGGTCGATTCTTCCGCATCCTGTAAGGTTACAGTTATCGAGCCTGAATATCGTGCTACCTGTTGCAGACGCTACTATTGCTGGAACGGTGACAGTACCGATTCTTGTGAAGTTAACGTATGTCGCGTCTACAAGACCACCTTCCGTTACTCCACCATCATCGATGTATCCGTTTCCACCACCTAGTGCACTCGATACATTGATAGGACTACCCACTGTACCACTAAGTGTCCATCGGCAGTTATTACCGTTTGCGCTTCCAAGGTCTACTTTATAATTAGTAGTAGACGGAGCCGCTGCGAGCGTAGAATCAAACGTAAATCCTGACCCTGCAGCACTGGTTATACGTCCTGTACCGTTTACCTTAAGGTCTCCACGAAGTCTCAATGAACCAGTGATAGCAAGAATGGCTGTCGTAGATACCGTACATACGTTAACCCCTGCAGCAGGTGATGTACCAATCTCTTGGCTTCCATCAACTGTAATTGTGTGACCTGCTGCGATGGTTACCGTATCCCCTACACCAGGAACACCATTCGGTGTCCACTTGGTGCTGTCAGACCAGTTACCAGTTGCATTCGATGTATAAGCTGTTCCTGCTCCGTCTCCAGCTTCTGCCCACTCAATATACTGCGGTCCCCAGAAAAGCTGTTGACAGTACTGTTTACCAGAAGGATTTACCGCACTACGTGTACCAAGATAGGTACCACTGTCATGGAATGGTCCGTTGTATACAGGTAGACCACCTTCAAATATCTGGTCACCTTGTGTTCTATAGGTAGCTCCTGCACCTACTAGGTAGAGCCATCCCCACCAAGGTGCGATAAGCATATTCAAATCAGGCTGTACGAATCCGTCATCAGGATTGAAACCTGTTCTATCTGTATACAGAAATGACAACGCCTGTCCCCATGCACCCGCCGTGGCTTTCCAGCACGATGACCACGCGTAATCAGCAAGGTCTGCTAGGCGTGTAACAGTAGACGCATCTACCGACACATATATGTAGTGATTAATAAGAGCTTGTGCAGTTAAAGCACCCATGAACGGACGGAAGTAATCTGCTGTGTTGTTAATCCACGCATCGACATGACCCTGTGCCCATGTCTTTAACTGTGCGAGCCGAAGTATTTGACCAGCATTTAATACGATACCTGCACGTTGTGCATTGATATGCGTCATTATCGCGTAAGCACATTCACGAGATAGGTCAGGACTAGAGCAGTCTCCAGTCGCAACATATGCCCCATTTAGAAGCTGTAGGTTAATAGATTGTAGAGCGACCGTCGCACGGCTGGTATTACGAAGCACATCTTCAAGCTGACCGCCTGTAAAGTTACGGAAGCCTGATACAGAACCGTTTGCAGGGATTACATAGTACGGAACATAGGCAAGATATGCCTCATCGATAAACCCTTCTACAAGCGTATAGTTACCGTAGTAGTCTCCTACGCGATACGCACAAAGCTCTCCGTCGTAATAGACGTTTGCCAGACCACCATCGTTTGCCGGATGGTTATTAACCGACAACCATTCTTTAAGGTAATCTGCCCACTCTGTCATGTAGGCCCAGTATGTAGCTTTATATGGTACGGCTGGCATCGGTTATCCTATATAGGTTTAATCAATTTATAGCACCATACTTAACATTGTTCAGTACCCTATTTTAACGCTAAGAACTGAGTTAATTTAAGCAACCGCTGCCCTACAATATCTCCTGCTGACCCCGTAGGGTATGCACCAGGAAGTGCCGTACCCCATGGATCTCCTGCTGCCGCTAACGCTGCTTGTATAGCCTCGCCAAACGTACCAGGGTCAGTGTGTTCAAGAATCATTGCATCCCAAACAGCCCTAGCTAAATTATCGATAGAGAATTCACATTCGCTAGATGACACCCCTGCCAAATACCCGATTGCACCGATAAGCCCCGCAGGTGTAAGAGTCACAGTGCTCTGGCCTGATAAACCTGCGAGTGCTCCAATCAGGGCACTTCCAGACAGTGTTATAGTTGCTGAACCGCTGCCAGCAGCTACGGATAATATGGACCCAGTAGGACTGAAGGTAATTGTAGCATTTCCACTACCAGACACTATTAACCCGCCAGTTGCTGTCGGCGTAAATGTAATAGTGGTGCTACCACTTCCAGGTAGTCCAGCGACTGCAAAACCCGTCTGGTCAAATAAAATATCTGTATTGTTGTGGGACGCCAATCCCCCAGGTTTTTGTGGCATCTGCCACGCTACAGGGTGCCTTGCCCCTTGCGGCTTTGATGATAGAGAGCTTATACCTGCATCGGTTGCAAAGATATTTCTGGCCGCCCCTGGCGTTGTAGTACTCGGAGTATCGAGATACGGATAGGCACCGTTCGACGTGGTTGCACCGTAGAACTTTATAGCCCCTAACGTATCTCGATAGTTGTTACTAAGTATCCCCACTACCCACCATAACCGTAATCAAAATCTACGAACACAGTACCACCAGATGTCGTTGCTCCAGTCTGAAACATGATGAACATAATGTTTGCCCCGTCTTTGATCTGTCTAAATGACGGGATGGCGTTGCAGAAATCCATCTTAGAATAAAGCCCTGTTGCTGGAACTGGTCCTGTCCAGAGAGGTTTTACGAGATGCAGAATAACCGTACCCGATGCGTGAGCCGTACCAGCCCATACAACAGACACAATATCAGAAACACCTGTGTCGCCTGCTGCGAGCGGTAAGAATGGGTTATACTTATTAGCTGCTGCTCCTGTGTTGATGATGCTTCCGTTTGTAGCTGACGCGGTTGATGTGAATGTGGTGGTCGCTCCTGCTGCGCCTCCAGTGTCTAAGTAATTCACAATACACGTTGGAGCGTTTGCGCCAAGAGCACCTAACGCTGACATGTACATCCTAAGACCTTCACCGTTTGCGTACCTGTCAACTTTAGCCCCAGAACTTCCAATTGCAGTCATCGTAACTGTCTTAGTCCCTGTGGTGGTTACATTAGTAGTTGAGAGTTTTACATACCCTATATGGTCTACTGCCATAATGAACCACGGAGCACCTGCTGCCGCGACGCATGAGATACCTGCGTTTAGGAAGTGCTTAGTAGCTGGATCAACATCGCCCCCAGTATATAGCGTTCCTTCTGACCATGTATCGTCGGTGCTTGTAAATGTTAAATCCGCTGCTCCGAACGTGGCTGCTACTGGTATGCCTGCGGCGTTACCCAAATCTGTCCATGCTCCGGCAGTACCAGCAGCAGGCAGTGTCTTTTGAAACACGACTGTTCCGGTCTTTCCGTTATTCGTTATCTGGTTGATTAGGTCGTCTTGACTTGTCCATCCCATAAAATTACACGCTCCACATTGTTTCTATATACCCAACTAAAATAGACGATGCCAACGACCCGCCCATTCCCTTCGATAACAGTCCAAGAATCGCCCCGCTCTTTATTACGGGCGCGGCTGCTCTATGTATTAAACTATCTACAGATGTCGCTGCTCCGAAACTCTCTAGGTTACTAGATGTCGTGCGCCTACATTCTGAATTCACTATAAACGTCTGAATAGGTTTAACAATGACAAGCGCCATCAAACCACCGCCCACCGCCGTAAACGTCACAGACTCAATTGATCGAACGCTACTGTCTCCGGCTTGCAATGGAAGAAATGGGTTAAAGCCGTTCGCGGAAATATCAGAGCTAACTGACTGACCACCACCTGCGACAATCTGCGTAAAAATGTTTGGGCTTGTTCTACCCGCTACCCCATCTTGATTAGTGTAGCTGAAAGTAAATTGCCCGATAGTAGACGATGCCGACTGTGCAATTGCCATAACATATCCGCTCGTATATCGCGGTATTGTCACAGACTGAACCATGTCCTGTTGGTCGGTGCTGTCGGTGTCGATGAACGGGTAGTACATCAAATAGTCGCACAACATCAGCTTTTGACGCTGATTTGTTGTTGATGTCGCACTCGCTGCCGAGGTCATCACAGTAATATTCTTCAGAACTTGATCGGTAGTGGGAAGGTATATGCCACGAGTCGAATCTATGTGCGCCGCTTCCAGCGGGGTGGACGCATAAAAGTTTGCTAGTGGACTACCCGCAAAATACGTGTAGTCCACATAGCTTGATGTGATCGTAGCAGTGCTCGTAACAGCTTTTCGAAACTGTGTTATCCAACATTGCCCTGCGGCATCTGCGTTGGCGTACTCTGCTACGTTAATAAATCCCATGTTAATCTATTAACACATCTAAATCGCCAATGTTAAACTGTGGCTGAATACCATTGGAAATCGACAAGGAAGAAGTTAGCGCACCGCTTACAATAATCTGCCCTGCGCCATTCTGCGTGGTGCATACAGAGAAGTATGTTGCCGTAGCAGAACCGCCCGTGCAGAGAGGGAACTGAAGTAATGCCGCATTACTTGCTTCATTACCAGTAATAGTAAACCCAGTAGTACGCGATACAGTAACCCCGTCGTATCCTGTATAGGAGATTTCATTTGTTACTGCGGTGCCTGCTTCTCCTGGGTCTGCAGAGTGTAGTCGCACATAGAAGTTTGCGTTACCTGCCCAAGAGGGTGCTGTTGTATCAAATATATACGTAACTAAATCATTTTCCGTTTGGTTGCTTGCACTCATACAAATCTCCTAACTATAACTTAACGCTGCTCGGTTATCCCAAATATTATCGAAGTTTGCGTTCCCATCTGCATATAGGATAACTAAATCTGTAGATGTATCCATACGAGAAATACGCCATACAGCCGCTGCGTCTGACGCACCTACCGTCGCTGCACCTATATAGGTAATAGTAGATGACGCCTCGTCTACACGTTTTGAATACTGTACGTCATCCGTAGGTACGGTCGTGTTAGATATTGCTACAATCCCGTCGACAGTGATGCTGTTACCGCCGTCCTGGATATTTACCGCCGATGCACCTGCACCGTTATTAACAGTGACAGCACCTACGCTAATAGTACCCGATACGACGTTTACATCCAGCGTACCTTGGTCACTTGCCAACGTCACAGGGACACTCTGGGCCTTTACCTTCTGGCCCAGAGTAGTAACTGTACCACCCCATGAATTGATGTCTGTGGTAGAACCAGAAGACGTGCTGGCCCATATAGCTTCGAGAAGCTCTATGGACCTACGTGTTTCTTCCTCTTCTTCCCATGTGGGCATGTTAGCTCACAGTAACAGTCATCCGAGAACCAGCAATAACTACTGTAAGGTCAGTTCCATCGAACTCAAGCGTACCGTCTGCAGGGATGGTCGATGCAAGTGTTCTCTCTTTGACCGTAACCTGCGGTGCTGACAATACTGTAGCAGCTACCGTACCTAGAGGGGCAGAATCCGCACCTACATTAGGTTGTCCAAATGCAGGAACATCCATATCAAGACCTTCTGCATTATCTATCCACGTACCGTTATTTCTAATACCGCCCATACATTCTCCTATGCAACTGTTATATCCCACTTAGTACCTAACGCCGTTGTAAGGTTTCCCCTATTAGTTGCGTCAAGTGCTGACTGATAAATTATACATTCCCCAAGATACCCGTCATAAGCAAAGTTTAACCCAGGGTCTTGTATACACAATGGGGGACCGATCTGACTGTCGGTATTATCCGTACTACCTGCTGTAAGGAACGCAGTCGGAGAGTAAATTGCCGTACCATCTACGTACATGGAAAGCAGCGCATTCGCATAGTCCACAACAACTACCAGGATATGCCAGTTGTTCTTTGCAAAGTCTACAGCGGGTGTAACCGTCGTTAATGAGTCGCTGTCACTACGAACACCGCTGAACGAGAAGCGGTAATCTGTACCGTTCTGGTCGATAAGCCTGATGCGTACACGCGGATCCCAGCTACTATTTTCTGTGAACGCTGCGATAGTGCAGAAAAACTGAGATATGTCGTCAGGATTAAGTACATACGCAAAGGTCATACCTGATACGTTACGTACAAGACCTAGACTATTCTGTAGCTGATACCAATTTGAGCTACTCTGTGTAACGTCAATCGCACCTAGAGAGTTTTTAACACTCGCTCTCCATAATCCCTGCCGTGCTCCTGTTGTCTGTAATCCAGACCTGGAATTCCCTGACCTATCAGTTAGAGTCTGTACAGCCTCGTCAGGTGCTGCTGCATTGCCGCCACTATCCAGACAATAAGTGCTATCGCTACAATCCAGCCATACGGCAACCGTTCCGTAATCCGCTGGATTAAATGGCGTAGACGCTGGTGTACTGACACTTCCAGCACCAAGCAACGCTAGACCACCCATTACTCACTCCTACTGTGCACTAGACGTTCCACCGATTGCCACACGTACCGCAGCACCTGCAGTACCACACTGCACGTTAATCGCTGTATTTGATGCACACCTAATTTGCTGTGGGAATGTTATAGAATACCCACCACCATTAGCTGACGCTGGCCCTGTCCAAATAAGTGTAGCCCCACTGTATATGTCTACACGAGTGTTTACTGACGCATGCATATTCGAGACTGTAATCGCGCTTATGTAAAACCTAGTAGATGCGACGGCAGCTCTAAGTTCTACTGCCGTATTAACATCAATGTCAGCAGCACTTACTGATGTCCACGTAGTCTCAGGCAATCCATGCAACGCCACTACCTGACGACCGATTAGGTCGGAAAGGTTGAGAATTGATAATCCAGCAGTAAATCCTGCAGGATTTGACGACCTACATACAGCGCCCACCATTACAGGTGTCTCTACTGCAGTCTGCCCATGTCCTACAGCACCGACCGTCTGCGTATAGAGGCGTCCGTTAGCATCAGTATTAATCGTTGCATAATCACCCGCAGTACCTGCTCCTGACGCTGCAGTGTCCCGTCGTACCGACAAGGACATTATGCCCTTGTCGCCACTTACATGAGCTGCATCTTCTGCCTTAACAAAATCCTGGTCGCTCGCAAGTACAACAGGAATACTCGCTGCTGAGAGCGCCTGCCCGAATGCAAGGGCTACACCACCTATCTGGTTTACATTGACCGCCGAGGCAACGCCTCCACCTTCAGTGTTTGCAAGAATACCGCACAGAAGGTTTAACGCTGCCTGGTTGAAAAACTCAGGTCCAACGTTCTGTGGAATACATCCACAAATATCACAACTATTAATCGCCATAGTCGTTCCTCAAGAATGGGGGAGGTTTCCCTCCCCCTATTTTATTACGCGCCTTGGAAGAGTCTTCCGTAGATGTACACATCTGCCGTCGCTGCTGCACCTTGTCCGGTGGTAAGCGAAAGGTAGATCGTACTTACTGTAAGAACATCCGTAAGTGACGCGCCCGTGAGGGTCAACGCAACATACTTGGTCGCTGCGGTAAGTGCGCTATACACTTGACCTGCTGCAACAATCGCCCCTGACTTAGAAGCCGCAGTGTATACACCCCCAGCCGCAGTCGTAAGCGAGATGCTCGCATTAGTCACTACGATACGTTCTACAACGTACTTAGTGAATTGGTCGTTCAACCCTTGAATGGTAATACCCTGGTCGGTCGTAACATTCATGTTCGCGCCAATCAGCTTACCGATAACTCGATAATCTTCAGGAAAATAATGTGCACCCATACATACTCCGTTAATCAAAATGGGGGAGGTTTCCCTCCCCCTTTAAAGTGTTAGCTCGCGCAAGCAGTGACCACAGGTGAGGTACCACAAGCAGGGCAGGTTGCATCCGTTGAAGGAGGCACACAGACACTCACAATGCCATTACGGTCACAGTTGAGGTCAGTGTTAAGCCCAGTTGTTCCAGCACCAGTTGGGTCATCCGTTGGCCCGTAGCCAGCAGAGTACTCAAGCACCCACTCGTTGGTCTGCATGTCAACCGACACAACATCGAAGTGCTGCGTAGTTCCATCACCCATGTATCCGTAGATGATGTCACCAGCAGTTACCGCCTTAATCGGGTTAGCGAGGATAACTTTGAAGTTACCAGTCTCACCCGTACGGCAATCACTTACCTGAAGTACCGAGGAGCTACAGCCAAGCGTATCGTCACAGAAGACGAACGTGAAGCCGTTGCAGTTACTAATCACAGTGCTCGTAGAGAACTGGATGGACAACGTTAGATGGTCGGTTGAGATTGCGCTCACCGTTCCAGTTAGGTATCCACCAGTCGCAATGCCGATCTGGATAGTATCGTTTACAGCCGCATCGATTGGCACCCCAAACACGATTGTGTAACGTCCAGCGTTGAACGCATCCGCAGTCGCGCTGAGTACAAGAGGACATGGGCAATTGATGATCGCCGGAACCTCGTTGTCGCACTCAGAAGCTGCAGGAGGACATACCGCTGCCGGGAAGAACTCTGCAACCATGCTCTGAGGAGGTCTAGGAACCATAATCGCGTATACTCCACCAGAGTATTGAGGTGACAGAGCCATCTCAATAGAAGTTGCATAGAACCCAGAACGACGGAAAGGATCGCTATCCGTTTGCGGATTGACCCACATCCACTGATTCATGAACGACGGCTCAGGTCCGAATGATGTTCCTTCACCAATGGTCGTAATCTGGTCACGGTAGAATACCGAGAACGGGCTACGTCCGTAGAGTAGAACTTCTTCGTAATCTGCACTTTCCCACGCTGGGTTAAGGTCAGAGAATGTTCCGAGTTCAGCAGGGATTCCGTTAACGAATGGGAACACCTCAACCCACTGGCTACTCACGTAGTTAAACCTACGAGGGTAGAGAAGTGGAGCATTGATGAACTGCCCACGAATAGAACTCATGAAGTTATACCGTGTGAGCGTTGCATCAGCAGCCGAGCTGAACCGAAGGTCAGCACGAGCATTTGCATCCGTGAGGTAAATCGCATCCATCACTTCGTCAGAAGCTGAGATTGCATAGATAGGTTGTCCATTCTGGACATCGAAAGGAAGAACGTCCGAACGTCTACGAAGGTTCTCATAGAGCTTCGAGAGCATACGAACATTCAGCTTAGACAATGTAGCAGTACCAAGTGCTCGGTACTGATAAGGGTCTGCGCTGTTTCCTTTGATACCGGCAGAGTCAACGATGAGCTTCTTGGCGATACCAGTGAGGAAATTCTGCCCGATGTTGATTTCCTTGAAGAAGGCAACCTGGGTTTGAATGTTCTCGATGATCTTCGCAAAGGTCTGCTCGAACTCATGTGCAGACTTAATCTCATTGACGCAGTAGGTGTCCGTCTTGAACTCCCGACGCATTAGAGAAATAAGCCGACGCTCAAAGCCATGACCAGAAAACTGAGTAAAGTCATATGAGCAGTCGTTGGTACACGGTTCACAACCAGCCGATGATGCGAGCTTCTTCCAACGGTCGAATCCACGCTCTACTTCGGGCATTGAGCCACGAAATACAAGCTGCTGCATTACGTTGTCATTTGCTTCCCATCGCTTGAGTTCCCATACATCTGCCAACCACATTGGCATCTTGTAGGAAAGATCTAGGATTTCTGACGCGATATCAGGTGTCGCGGCCAGAAAAGCCTGGTTGAATGTTTCGGTAGTGGTAAGAGTACCCCCCATATAATCACCTTAAAATGTAAAGTTATTAGTGCCTACGTACTTTACGCGAGGGAACCTCGGAGTTTTACCGTGTACGCAGGTTAGACCTGGATAACTATAGGGTGACTATAAGTGACTTAAATGTAAATAACCTATTTCCTATTGGAGTCTAGGACTCTACCAAGAACGTTCCTGGCCGCTGCAGCCGGACCCTTGGCTTCTGTCTGTTTAACACTTGACGCGTTGGAGTTACCATTTACACCAGGTCTACCGACCGTATTACGTGTCTTTAGTATACCTTCTAATTCAGACACACGGGCCTGGAGCTTACTCCTCTCAACCGCCAATACACCCGCCTGATGAGCGAGTTGAGTCATACGGCTCATTGCTGACGCTGCTTCTTTAGGCAACGCCGTAAGCCCGTGCTGTGCGAGAATCTTGATAATCTTTCCGTACTCCTGGCCTGCTCGTGTAAGTATAGGTCGGACTACCTTTTCATTGTGCTCAGTGTCCCCTTCCCTGTATACCAGCTCTGGGAACCTCTTATCCTCACGAAGTCCTGACAGGCTCTCCGTCCAGGCGTCTCTTGACGTGTTGGCAATCATCTCGTTTGCCCGATGTCTTTCTGCTTCTACGATTTGCTTATTCTCTTCCTCGATACGGGCAAGAACCTTTACGGGTTCCTTCTCTGCCTCAAGAGCATCAGTCTCTATCTTCTTCATGCTACTGAAGATGCTCTTTGCTTCCAACGCTCCGATGTCGTCTTTGATGTATGCAGACAGGATTCTATTCTGTTCAGCTACACTTGTAGCATTATAAGCTGCGTCTAATACCGACGGGTCTATCTTGTAGTCCGTGGCTATCTTATTTAGTTTCCCTTTTTCTTCTGCAAGTGGTTCAACAAATCTTTTACGATAAGTAGGAGAAGACTTAATAGCGTAGATTTTTTCATATTTCTCAAGCTCCTCAAGACGCGCCTGTTGTTGTGATACTAATTCTGGCATGGCTAGGCCAGTTTCGTAATCCGTAACTTTTTTCCTGAGTGTCTCAGCTTCTGCTTTGTACTCGTTTGTCTTCTTACTTACGTTCTTAATAATGCTGCGTAACCGCTTGATAGCATTCTCTCCAGCAGGTGCCTTAACATCGTTTCCAATGGTATCAGGGTCAACAGCATCTGGGTCTTCCGGTTCTGATGGGACGTACTGTGGTTCCTGCTTAACAGGTTCTTCTACTACAGGAGCAGCACTCTCTATAACGGGAGGCGTTATAGGTTCAGCAACGGCAACAGGTTCAGCAGCCTTAACAACACCAGGCTCTGGAGGAAGGAATTTATCTCCCCCTGGTACGCGCTTTAATATATCCCTTGCTCGGTTCGGACTACGCTTTACTTCAACCTGTATACCGTTATCAACATTACCTTCCATTATCTAAGTCCTTTTTAGTAAGGTCACCCTTATCAAGTGCCAGTTTAAGTGCTCCGAAGTCTGCTTTAACCTTCTTAAAGTTAGATAGGTCATTACAGTACAGCTCATCGAAATACATTATATCGTCCAGTGCTTTGTTATATCCTTCGACAAACGCGGCCATGTACGCTGACTGGTAGGGATTTGCTCCCTGATTGATAGCGAATGGTCTGGCAAATGTACGTAGGAATGCAACGAATCCTGAGTCACGGAGTTTCACCACTGCTTCAGATAGCATCTGTCTTGCAGTACCGTTCTTCTTAAACCGTTCAAACTCTATGTCTAGTACGTTCACATTTGCCGTGGCCATATATCCTTATTCAAAGTCTACAGTTGATGGTGTGTTACCGATTATCCCTGCCAGTTGAGATGAGAGCATCTCAGGAGGCGTGTTCATCAGTTCGTCCTGACTCCTCCCCTTAGCAGTAGCAAGCCTCTTATTCTCCGCTTCAAGCTCTACCTGCCGTCTCTTTATCTCAGCATCTTTCTCCACCTTTTCCTTCATGATCTCAGCCCTTGTCTCGTTCGCCTTATCCGAACGCTCGACCTGTTTCTGTACCTTGAAGTCAGAACGCTGTGCGTCACGTTGTGCCACGAAGTCCTTACGCTGTGCGTCAGACATAACTTCCTGCGTAGCTGCAGCATCTTCCTGTTGCTTCCTCATAGCTGCGGTAATCATTGCTTGAGCGTTACGTCTATTGAGCTGTGCCCATCTGACGAACTGGTTATACGGTTCCTCAATACGCCTCATTGTCTCGGCGTAGAACATAGGCGCTCTTGCCATGAACTGAATATGTTCCGTCAGATGCGGCAATAGTAACGCTGCTATCTTATCCGCATCTACTGGAGACATCTGCTGTTGAGACACCGCCTGCACGAGTCTACTACCCTCGCCCATATGTTCATCAGCGTGAGCTGACTGATCATTGTCAGGGCTGAACAGCACTTCCTTGCCAAGCGACATCAATCCGTTTTCCACCTTCGCCAGTGAGGCCCCACCAGTGATCTCATCACCCACATCATCAGTTGCAAACGTATCCACATAATCCACACCCATCGTCGCTGTTACCCATTCACGTTTCCACGCCGCCATTTCCGGTGGATTGAACGTAGGAGCAATTGTCTGCAGTGACTCAAGCCCCATGATACGAGCAAGTGTTGACCCGTCTCCTGCAACACGCGCAGCTTTAACTGACCTAAACTGAATAGGCAACCCGTGCAGTCCTTTCTTACCCGTGTCAAATAAAATCTCAGGTACTCCGTCTTCCAGACACCTGCGTTTGAATTCCTTCGCCAGCTCATACCCAGGAGCCCCTTCCTTCATCGTAAGGAACCGAACGAATGTAAGCCGCACCACCTTATCAAACGTGTTGTAGAAGTGAGCAACGATGTTCTTAAGAACACCGAACTCCCTAAACGACCGCTGCCGCGCTTCCGACGGTGATATCGAACCCTGCGACCTGTCAGGAACGGACGGGTCATCCCCACTATTAATCGCGTTCATGTCAATCGATTGGGTTAGGTACTGAGAAGCACCTACGAGCTGTTCGATATTGGCTCCAAGGTTATTCTGTACAAACTCTGCAGCCCCGATATCAGTAGGTACACCAGACCAGAATCTGATTGCCTCTGCGTTACGTCCACCAGTTGCGAGCGTTCGTATGAGTGGCGTACTACTCATCTTCGCCATGTCAACAATGGAGCAATCAAGCATGTTAATCGCCTGCGATGCGGCGTACATCTTCTGCCCAAGTCCAAGGTTACCATGCACACACCACTCACCAGGGGAGGCAGTGAATACAATGATTGCTTCCTCCATGCTGCTGTACTGTCTATCTACGAAGTACATGAAGTCTTGGGTGGTGACATCAGACCCAACGGATACATTGTTGAACATGTCTGAGCTAAAGATGTAATGGGATATCTTCCCATCGTATTCTTTCTGGTACATGTTCACCAACCTAACAGTGTCGGTAAAATACTGGTTTACCGTTGCGTCGTTATTATTGATGAACCTCTGCCAGGTCAATGTATCGAAGACGGGGGACTGCGTGTTTACCGTTAATGCATTAGCACGAAGAATAAGAAAGTCTCCAAGTGCTTCTTTGTTCCATGGTCCACCATCCTCTGCCTTCTCGTATATCTGGTACAGTTCCTGCACGGTGTATGTCGTGTCTACGGATACATTCGACAGCTTACTAATAAACGTCTGTGCGTTTGATGGAATGTAGAACCGAGACACGTCCACCACTTCCCACATTGGAGATTCTTCGTGTGGGAATATGACAGGACAAAGCCCGAATTTTACAAGCTGCGCTCCGAGCAGGTTGAAATTAGGAGCGAAGTCTTCCCATTCCTTTACGATATCGCTGAAATGCCTTGCGATTATGCCTGCGTACTCGGAAGCTTTGGGTATCTTTAACCCAATCACAATCTTTACAAACACTTCCGTACTGTTAATGAGGTTCCAAAAACCCCCTGCCGATTTCTCGTATGACGACCGAGCCTTGAAATTATTGTAGTTCGTTATGTGGCCTAGCCCATTCTCTTCCAGTTCTTCCTGGCTGTAGGGAGTATTACCACCAATCATACCCTCGATTGCTGCATATACCTTGATACGCTCTATGTGGTCGGACCTTAGTGTTGTGTACTGCTGGTACGCTGCAGACACTGTTTTCAATATATTATCCGGTGCTGTCACGCTACCATCTGCGTTACGTACGAGCATTGCACGGATGAACGGGGATATTGAATCTAGGTACATAGGTTACTCCTGACCACTCAGCTTAAGCTGCCAACATTTGACATGCCTCATCTCCTGTACCTCATTGTCAGGAAACGCAGGCAACGGAGGTGCTACGAATACCTTACTCCTCAGTGGGCAGGTACATACACCGCAGTTGCCAAGCTCATTATGCAGCGAGGTCTTCCTTTCTCCAACCTGCTGAATAGCGACCTCATCAGACCAGGCCATAAATGGCCCCTTATCAGGAAACGTATTATGTGGGCAGGCCACACATTGCTTAGCCCGTACCTCGGCCTCTGCCTGGGACGCGAACCGTGGAAACATCATATTACGGAGCAGCGACATACCTCCGTGTAGGTACTGCACTACCGACCGACCCAGTGTCAGCTCCTTACACTTCCCCACATTGCACGGTAACCCGCACATGTAGTTGTCTACGACCTCGCGTAGGAATTCGATAGGTGCAAGCCTATTCTGTAATCTGTATGTTATTATGTCTCTGTATAAACCAGCGAGTGTGGTATTCGTGTATATATGGCCGTTGTCAGGGTCTTTGAACTCGATTGCCCCAGAAGCCTCAAACGGTTTGAATGTTCTAAACATACGCACTGTAATGCAGTGGATAAAATGTGTAGCCCGATCCTAACATAGATATGCCAGCAGCACACTACACTAAACGAGATGCCTGTATAGACGCCGGATTCGATGTCCAGGGGGATATAGTCTGGGCCTATGGTAAATCCTTCCCACTGGCCGACCCGCTCTCCATACATCTAAAGACATACCGTGTACACGAATCCCACGACACGCGCTACATCGCCATGAAAGCAGCGTTTGACATCCTGTGGCCTAAGCAAATCCCTACATACAACTACTGGATGGAACGCATGTTCCGAGAACACTGTAACCACGAGACCGAGGTATTCACCCTCGCTGCGGGGGGAGGTGTAGGAAAAACACAGGCCGCTTCATACATAGGGTCACTCTTCTGGCTCGCACTCCCACACAAACGTGCAGTCATCGTAACATCCACAACAATTGAATCACTCAAGTCCCGTATCTACGGCTACATCCTGAGAGCACTTAAGGAGATGTCGGTACCTTTCCCACTGTCTATCCGTACGTCCCCTCCACCATCAATCTCCATCCAGCCACCTGACCACATACACGGCATCTTTGGCATCGCAGCCAAGCAGGGGTCTGATGAGGACACTATCAAGGACATCATTGGAAGACATCCAAAGAATGCACTTCTCCTCATTCTTGACGAAGCCCCACACATGCCCGTCGCTATCATGAATGCAATGCCGAACCTGAAGAAAGGATTAGAAGACCGCTTCCAGGCAATCGCCATCGGTAACCCAGATTCAATAACCGACCTCCACGGAGCACTCTCCACTCCGAAAGTCGGATGGGAAAACATAAACCCTGCTAAGGATTTCCGTTGGGAGACAACCCAGCCAAATGGTATCTGCCTGTATTTTAATCCCTATGACTCACCAGCCATACACGAGACAGACCCGATAAAAAAGAAAGCACTCTCCAGCTTCCTCATGACAGAAGAATCCCTGATACGTGCGGAAAGAGAAGAAGGCACTGACTCCGAAGCCTTCTGGAGATTCACCATGGGATTCTGGAGAAACAAGTCTACCGACAAGACAATTGTATCGGAAGCGTTCCTCAAGGATTACGACCCTACAATGAACGCAGAATTCAGCGGCAAATACCCACTGCATGTAGTTGCTGGACTGGACCCAGCGTTTTCTACAGGAGGCGATAAATGTGTACTCCGCCTGGCAGTACTGGGACATCATGTCAATGGTTCAATGGTCCTAGACTTCAGGGGGGAGGCATTTGTATTCGTGCTTAAGATCCTCGCCAACACTGGGAAGTCTGCAGAGATCCAAATAGCAGATCAGGTAATCACTGTACTACAACACTACGGTGTGCCTCTTAACCATTTGTGTGTAGACGCATCGGGACAGGGGCGCGGTCTGGCTGATGTCATCCAGCTTAGATCTGGTACAGGGCTTACACCTACCAAGATATACAGCACTAACATTGGTACACGGAATACCAAATCCTTCGATGTCGTCATCTCATCAGCTCACGAGATGTGGTTTAAGGGACGTGAGTTTATATCCCACCGGCAAATATTCGGTCTTGACGCTCTCGCATACGGCCAGCTCCATACACGCCTGATTGAAGAGAAGGGTGGTAAGAAGCTGCTTGAAAAGAAAGACACATATAAGAAAAGAATGAACAGCGTAAGCAGCCTGCTCGGTCGGTCGCCTGATGAGGCTGATGCTGCGATGCTTGCAGTCCAGTCAGCCGTAATACACCACGGGTTTTTCCCTGGACAAACACGGGAAATCAAAACATACGGCAACGAGACGAGTCGAGATTTTGACCTTGCAGTGCAGGCATATAATCAACAGGTGAGTAAGAAGATTCCTTATATAAAGGGACACTATAACGGAAAGTTGTCAGACTTTATAAATCGGAAATTATTCTAATACCTCATACACCTTAGAGCTGGCTGACGATGAACCATAGGCCAGCTTCTTAACTTTCCTGCGTGTCTCGATAAGTTTGGTAACTGTGGTCGAGAGCATACAAAGACCTACGATAGAGTGGACGCTCGGTAATGCAGCGTTACACAACTCCAGGTGATTGTTAAGGATGTTAAGGTCGCTCTCAGTGGTGACCTTATCAGTGTCACTTTCTGTTATCGCTACGAACGGGCGCAGTGTGAGTTGCTTTGTGGTGTCATGGAGGACTTCTGGGTCTTTGGTAGCCATATACCACAGTATAAAAGAATACCTGATTTTATAAAAGAGGGAGGTACCGCTACCTGGTAGGGGGCCGGGGCTTTCGCGAGCGCAACCGTACCCACTCCCACAAAAAAGAGAGTTCCCATTTTTACCACAATCCCCGCTCCTACCACACGAACCACTGCCGAAAATCCTTGTTCACTAGAAATATAATTCTCGTGAAGTAACTAACGTGGTGCTGAAGCGGTACAAGTGACGCGACTTGTTCGACTGGTGAAGCTGATCGCGATCATGGGCGCGGTCAATCATCTGCTTGCAGTGTATATAAGGAAGCGAACCGAAAAAATTTTCGGTGCATCCGATAAAGTGTTAAGTAATTGGTTGACAGTGACGATGTTAGTGATTAGAATCTGATTGTGGGGATAATCCCACAACGAAAACAAAGGAATAAACACAATGGACACAATTAAAGCTAAATGGGACGCCATCGTATCCAACTGGACACAAGGGAATAGAAAAGACGCAGCCAGAGAGTTAAAATCTATCATCATACATAGATGGTATGTATTGGAACACGCATTGCACAACGATGCGCGCACTCTTACAGAGATCATACACTTTATAAATTCTACTTGTGGAAAAATTTAATATGTTCCGAGTATTCTTCTATACCGCATTCGCAATACTTTTATACATAACGGCAAAATATGACTAAAAAAATTGATTCTAAAACACTTGCTCGCGCTCTCTTACTGAAACTACGCGCGTCGATGGTAGTACAGAAAGACAGAGAGTTGATTAAGAAACATTTAACGAAAGGTAAGTAACAATGCTATACATAAGAGAATCGATTATGAATGAATTAGTATCGGCAGACCCGCCAATATTTGATTATCCTATTTATGAAAGAATCAAGGCAGATGCTACTCTCGATCAATTATGGACCCTATTTAAATGGATAATGCAAGGTAATAAATATACTGTTACCGGAATATCGACGGATCATATATCACTCTCATATGCGGGCATGTACGTAGCAGTACTTCCTGACGGTAGTACGCACACATAAGGAAAAATCCTGATAACCCTTCAATGAGGGGTTATTGTGGTTTTACTTAAAACAAAGGGAAGCACAATGAGAACAGAAACGATAGAAAGACCTATATATAAATTCGAGGAGCTATCCGATAGAGCAAAAGAGATCGCAATACAATCAATTGCACCATGGGATGCTTTTAATCCTGATGAGTACTCCGATTGCTTTATTGATACGTCCGCGAACGGTATCAAGTCATGGTCCATGGGATACTGGAATACGAATCCAATTGAGGCACGATTCAGCAGATGCGATCTCGATTATGATTATCTCATTGCCAACATGAGCGAATCACTTAGAGAACAGAGGAACCTGTACCGTATTGCTAATCATGCCTACTACTCATACCAATGGGGAATGGACCATTTATTCTATACTGAAACCAATAGGAACTACCGCAACACTCGATTAGACATATGCGCCGAATCACCTTGCCGTGATAGGTCAAAACGTATCGATTCACTAGTTGAGAAGTACAGGGAGAAACTAGAATCCCACCTGAGAGACTGCGAGCATACCGTAGCAAAGGCAATCAATGCGGATTACGAATATCAATGCAGTGAAGAGAACGTACGGGACTTATGCGAGTGTAACGGGTACGAATTCACTGAAGACGGAGAATTAGTTTAACGCCATTGTGGGCACTATAACCTAGTGCCTACATTGGTTTAAATTACTTAAACCATTTAAAACAAGGAATGAAAACATGGGAAACGCTGGAATAGACTACGGATTAGGCAAAACGAATATCGATCTTGAGACTGGTATCAGATACGGAGTGATTGCGCTCAACAATTGCAATCCTGATTGGTTAAATGAATTCGAGCCCTACTATGGAGAAGAATCAATAGAACTCGATGATTATGCCGAGCCTATATCATGGTCTTATGACAGAGACGGTATAAAAGCCGAGTATAGTGCGGATGGATCATGGTTATTCGTTTTCAAATCACCTGTAGTTGTACGCTGTAACTATTGCTCGCCTTGCGTACCAGGAGCCGGTGACCTTGATAATCCGAACCCTGAAGGTATCGAGGCATATGGATTGCCGAATGATTGTCTATGGTCCGAGGAATAGGTTGATGCCATTGTGGGCACTGATCGCAGTGCCTACATTGGTTTAACTTATAAACCATTTAAAACAAAGGGAAACACACTATGGAAGCGGTAATACATACCTTTCACGGATTTTATAACTCAATACATGATTCAGTCTTAGACAATGCACTAGAATCATTATGCGAGAGTAACCCAAAACTACGCGAACACTTATTTGATGCTCTCAATTGGCAGTCTATACATACCGAGTACGCTTCAAAATATGTGGACGCATATAATGACCTATTAAATATTGATTCTAAATTCATTCGGCTTATATCGCCTAAATACTATAACTATGAAACCGATAGAATTCTGATTGACGTACCCTTTGAAACCATCGAACGAATATTTAAAACTGTAGACCGTAAAATATTAGAGGACACTATAAAATCTCAGTACACATCCTGCAGTGGTTTCAGTTCGTTCTATTCGAATAATATTAATAAATGGCTGAATAAACCATTGGAAGAATGGGACTGCAACGAAGTAGGAACACTCCTCTATGCCTACAGTACGGACGAAATAGGTCCGATAGGCGCAAAAGATATAGAGTATAAGTTAATCGATTCAATGGACGATAGTGCCTACCGGATAGTAGGCGAGGCTGTGCCTAACAGACTCAGAAAAATTGCATACTATTTATATGAACGTGAGCAACGAAAATAATGTAAACCTTTTGATTGACAGCATCCTCTTAATATGAGAGGATGCGATCAACCGATGGATACTCCACCGGCCAAACAAAGGGAAAACAATATGAAAACAATAGAAGACGCAAAACAACGGAACGAAGAGACGGGACACTACTTTTTTTCACCTGATACTATGAGGTTTTTTAGGTCACAGGTAGAGACATCACTACTCAAAGGTAACTACTTCGTAACCTCTGAACTTGCTCCGTACGACAAGAAACGAAAATACACGTTACGAGAAATTGATTGGGATAGTGGCGACATCAACACAATCGGAAAATTCTATTCTCATGATTCTGTTGACGATGCAGAGGAAGCACTAAACGAATATTTGAAAAGGGCAGCATAATGAAACATCCATTCAACACACCACAAGCATCGAGGGTTAAACCATTGGGAGCAAATCAAACTGAAGTAGTACACGGCTCAGGAATGATTGTCTTGTACTCGTATGAGACTCCTGTATGTGTGAGGCATCACGGAGAGGAGTACTACACTACCGCGAAATACTCCCGTACAACGTCTAAGCATATTAATGCTTGGAAGTCTGAAGACGCTAAACCAGTGACTCAACAAGAATTGGAAGCAATTCTTGCTTACGGGGTTACTGCTACCGCGTCACTTCACTAACCTGAATCGACCGCCTAAACCATTGGGCGGTCCTTTGAGGTAGGTTCCTTTGTTACCCTAACTCAGTCCTTTCCCCGTGAGGACACTTATCATTCGATAAGACACGGGGGTTATAAACGTACTTATGAGGTTATTATGAAACAACTACTATTCCTTTCTTCAATTCTTTTGCTCTCCGGCTGTGGTGCAGTCATGACCACGGGAGATCATGCTTCCCTATCAGGCTCACCAGAAGGGATCAGGGCAATGCTTGACGGTATGAATGGTCTGGTCTCAACAGGCAAGGCATCACCTGACCGAACAACCGATTACGCAATCATGCGCGGAGAGCATGAGCGCGAACGAACGAAACGCGCCATGACTCCGGGTTTCTTACAAGGAATCTTCCAGCGTAACGGCGCATCCAATACCACTAATGTGGATATGTCAGCACCCCAAACCATCAGGGAAACTGACTTTATTAAGTAGTAATGCACTGCTGTAAAACAAACTGTAAACAAGGAAACCTATATGCATGAATTAGTTAAGTACTTCCTCTACGGATCATCTTTTTATTTCATTGTGTATGTACTGAGTAACTTTCCAGCTATGTGGGTGTCACTAATATGCCAATAATCATTGCTTTTATAATGGTGTTTGGCTTTGTGTTCGGGGTTATCGACAATTCAGAAGGAGTTAACACTTCTCCCAATTGCTCAATATTCACCGACTGTGACTAACTAAAAACATGGGACAAGGAGATTCACCAGTGAAACCATTTGCTGACATCTCCTTGTCCCCTTCAGTTTCACCAGTGAAACCATTTGCTGACATCTCCTTGTCCCCTTCAGGTTCACCAGTGGAACCGACTCTCACCACAGGTTCACCATTGAAAACAATGAAACCACTAAAATCACTCCTATCCCTCCTAATTCTAGCCTCTACAAGCCACGCCAAGCCCCTCGAATTGATTACCCCTAGGCTTACCTATCAACAGAGATTGGACCACGCTATAAAGTATCATGCCGCCAAGGAGGAAGTGAAAGAGAGCTTTATCAGAGCTTGGGTAATGCGTGAATCGTCGGGGCTCGACAACGCTACGAGATATGAACCTCACGTAGCAAAGCAACGGGAAACCATCGACCGATACTTAACACCTTCACAGCGCAGTGCTATGGCCTCGTCACACGGTCCGTTACAGGTTATGGGATACAACGCCAAAGCTTGCGGCCTACGTATAGCAGACCTATACGACCCTTATAAAGGGATAGGCTGTGGTATCTACCATCTCAAGGCTTGGATGAGGCTACATCCTAGGGATGGTGAGCGACTGCTCAAAGGTCTAGCGAACTATAACGGCGGGTATAAGGGGCATACATCCGACCGACCCCTATCCTATGCCAAGCAAATCTATACCCATTACTAAACCGGAACCCAGATTCACCGTTGCTACTGCTTCCCTCTGCTGTTCCTGAGTATTTCCCCCATCTCTTATATATTAACTTTGAGTTATCCTTGTACCCTTGTACTCCCTTGTATTTCCCTTGTACGCTAAATCGTACAATGCAACTTAGCTCTTAACATATTGAAATGACGATTCTAAAATTACTATAATACATATATATATATGTGTGTACTATATATAGTAAGCCTCTATCTTTTTTATAATATAAAAGCAGGTCTTCCGCCGGGGGGTCGGCCCTCCGACCACTTTCTGGTACAAGGGTACAAGGGAATCTGATTCGTTAATCTAATCAGGAACTTAACCCCGGTACAAGGGAAATACAAGGGAAGTACAAGCGGTACAAGGCAATCTAGGTAACGTCTCCGAGGTACACGAAGATGGATGGTTTAGCCCTAGAGCCTATACCCCTGGTTTCTTTACGTAGAACAATTTTATCTAGTTTCACCAGTTCAGACAGGCAGCTTTCGAACTCGATCATGTTCTTGAACTTCTTTCTAACACTGGAATAGATGTCCAGGCGAGGTACACCAGGACCATTGTCCTTAGTAAGCCTTGTGAGTGTTTTGAGTACCACATCTTGTTGGGTGATATTGAGCGAACCTCTGTCCCTGGTAATAAGACCTAGGTTCTCCATTCCGGCGTGTAATCGGGACCGGACGAATGTTTCTGCGTATTGGAGTGTCTCCAGGTTGATTAGGTCACCAGGGGAGAGGGTTGCAGCGACACGCTCGATGTTTTCGGCCACTCTGGTGTAAATAGGAGATATATCCGAGTCGTCTGACTTCTTGTTAAGGGCTACATCGACTGCTAGGCGTCTGAATTCGTTAACAATAGCTTCGAAATGAGCGGCAGCGTCTGGAGTGTAATGCATATGGATGCGTGAAGGGGATTGGAGAGATGGAACAGGTTCTCCAGTGTCAGAGAGTTCTGGTGGGTGGATAGTCTGGAAGAATGGGGACTTAACTGTAAACTCCTTATCACAGTGTGGGTTCTTCTCTATGTACCGGATATCAGAGACTATAGGTAGGAAACGTGAGAAAAGACCTTCCTTGATAGAGTCTAGGGTAAATACAGAGTAGAAAACGGATGGGACAGTGTAACCGCAAATAGCCATTGCTGGGCGGTCGATTACGGGTGCAGGGTCGTTTGACTTCTTCTTAGAATAGTCAGAGGTCTTCCCAAGTGTATGACCCCTACGTGTGGCAGCGTCAGAGAGCTGTAGAATCTGCCGTTTGATACCCTGGAGATGCACCTCGTCAGATGAAAGCATGGCATGAAGGATGTTCCCGATCTCGTCTACAAGGAACAGGCCGTTACCGTTGTTGGACTTCAGGTGTTCTAATAAGCCTCGGTCGGATCGGATCTCGTTCTCAATAAGAGGCTTAAGGTTATATTCAGCAAGAGTGTTCTGGAGCATGGTCATCGGTGATGACTTTCCATAACCAGATATAGCCACATTAATAATGTATAGGGCTGGAGCTGATTTGTTAGGGGTAAGATAAGAGATGGATTTGACCGCGCTGACGCCTGCGAGGAAAGTGCCGAACGCAAGTGAAGCACAGGGGAACATTGAATTATCCATCACAGATTTAACAATGTGACCAAACCCATTAGGTGCTGACGTGTAGAACTCGTCAGGTAATACCCATGGTGATGGAGCAGGTTCATCAATGTTCTGGGGAGGTGGCGGGGTGTTCTCCGCAGCTACCTTGGCTAGGGCTGTAGTAAATATAGAGAGTGATTTAGGTGTTAGAGCATTGTTGTCGACATACTCATTGTCAGTGTGTGTAGTATCTAATAGTACCATCGAACGATAAGCATTGAGCTTATCTTGGTCAGAGATAGGGAGATTAGCCAGGTGCATCGCATACGACACGTAGGCAGTGTTTCGGTTCCCTGAGGTTACTGACTCTGGAATGGTATAGGTGTGTTGTAGCGGTCGATTGCGGGTGAAAGAGGAAGCGTTAAGTGACAGGTAGAGCTGTGAGATATCATAGGCCGGTAGATGGGTGTTGTCGGATATGAGTGTCACCAGTGTCTTATGCTTAATATGGAAAAACCCTGGGACACGCAGGAGTTTCGCCGGATCATTCATCGAAAAGTCAGTACCGAGATCCTTGGATATATCAGGGTCACCAAGATGAGATAGAACATCTTGTAATGTTTTCCAGCGCGGGTCGGTCTTCTCGATAGGGTCAATAAAGAAATAGAGATGGAAACGACCAGGCGATGATTCGATTTTTATATGCGGAGTCAGGTCAACAGATGATAAATAGGACTCAACAGTAGTAATGGGGCAGGTGTCAGTATCGATAAAGAGTTTGGAAAGAGTAGTGATGGCAGCGAAATTCCGCACTGTCTTACCAGTACCCGTGGTGACGCCGTCACCCTCATTTACCATGTGATATATGTCGTAGCCTTTACGATTATATTCGAGTGCGTCAGAGATAGCAGTGTTGATGTCGGTCGATTTGTAGGGTCTTACGACTACATGGTTACCTGACTGGTAATGGAAGGTGAATGTATCGTAGGCAAAGGTGTTGAACAGGAATGTGACACCCTCGGTCGCGGCGTCAAGCGGACTTTTTGAGCTTACGCTTGAGCTTTCGCTTACAGAGGTTAAGAAGTCGATCAGGGTGGAATCGGATCGTGGGTTCGTCCCCATATAACTCACCAGTAAATATAATAGAATCCAGGTCTTTTAGGTGGAGAAGAATATCAGGCAAGTCACGCGCAATGAACAACACTTGTGCGTAGGTCAACCATTCTTTCCACTTAATACATCGTACGGATAATTTAACGCAGTACTTTTCACTCTCCTCATTGTCAAACCACCCAATGGGAGTAGATGTTTTAAGATGCATCTTTCAATCTGTCTTCAATAAGATTTCTTATATAAGAAGAAAGAGAGCGTCGTTCGGAGCGAGCGCGGTCACGCAGGAGCTTAATAACTTTCGGTGGGAGTCGTAGGGCAATTAATTTCATATTACTTTTCATTTTTATCCAATATAAAAAGATATAGAGCGTGTAATGACTCAGGGTGAATGTAGTATTTGTCCTCGTATGCAATGTATATAAACCCAACACTTCTTGGGCGACGTATATATTCTGTAATTGTAGACGAGTCGCTTATTAACAGCGATGGTGCAGGTATCCACGCTTCAAATGGAAAATAGTTCATTCTCTCTATCTCACACATACGCCGTGCAACATCTTCAAACTCATCTAAATGATTTATTCCTTGCCCAAATAATACCGCCATTGTTAACTCTTTCCTTGCATCTTATTTTTCATTGTGTTAATCCTATGTATAACAGCGTGAACGCTAGTATACACATTAAGATAATTGGAAAGCAATATGAGATTCGCATTATTCGACTATCAGAAGGAAGGGGTTAAATGGCTGGTCAGTGGGAAAAGGCGATTGCTCGCTGACGGAATGGGATTAGGTAAGTCTTGCCAGACGTTAGAGGCGATCCGAGTGTTAAGGAGTACTCAGGAGAGTGCGCTTAATGTACTCATTGTCTGCCCCGCAGCACTGGTGCCTATGTGGGTGGAGATGTGCAGAGGCTGGTTTGATAATGCCGAGGTTCATGAACTCGCTAAGAGCAAGAGAATAGAATTCAGTAAGGATATAAGGATAGGGGTAGTGAGCTATCATTATATGCAGAAGCATGTCGACCGACTCATCAAGGTTCGGTGGGATGTGGTGGTGCTCGATGAGGCCCACGCAATTAAATCATTGCGTTCAAAGACATGCAAATCATTTAGAATATTAGCCGAGATTCACCAAGGGCACCTCTGGATGCTCACCGGAACCCCCGCAACAAGAAGCGGCCAGGATTATTATATATATTTGAAGGTCCTGATGGGTCTTGATATGGGCTACCGCGAATTCAGCGATGCTTACTGTATCCGCGAGTGGAACCCGTGGCGAGGAGGATTCGATTATAAGGGTGTGAAGGATGGGAAGCGAGCAGAGCTTCGTAAGCTGTTCGCTGGAATCATGCTACGACGCAGGAAAGAAGAAGTATTGAAAGAGCTTCCACCTAAGCTAATCAGTGAGGTGCCATGTGAGGTAGACGCCGCAATCGTTGCGGAATGCGCCCAGGTGGGAGAGGAAACAGTGAGAACTTGCCTAGCTGAAGGTGTCGGAATACCCGCGCACATTATGAAAGTGATACGAAGTGTCGGCATGGGGAAAGTGGCTGCAGCGGTTGAGATAATAGAGAACACTGATGAACCGATTGTTGTGATGGCAATACATAAGGATGTGGTGGCAGCGATATGTGAGAAAGTCGGTGGCGTGAGAGTCACAGGAGATGAGACTGCAGAGCAAAAGAATCAGGCAGTAGCAGATTTCCAGAGTGGGAAAGAAAGGATAATCGTATGTAACGTCTCGGCAGGGGGAGTAGGTATTACCTTGACAGCGGCAACACAGATGCTATTTGTCGAACTCCCCTGGTCACCGGCTGTCATGCGACAGGCTGAAGACAGGATACACAGAATAGGTGCAAAGGGGTGTAGTAATATAATCAGGCTTATTGCAAATAATACTGTTGACAAGCAAATCCTTGACGTGTTAGCGTACAAGGAAAGATTTATGACATCTGTTATGGGGGATATGAAATGAGTGCGATTGTAAGACTTGATGATGATACTGAAGTATTTCTTAAAGACAGCCTGGATGTGAGATGGAAAGATGAGTCTGGAGTGATGTGGAAAGTATCGGTTGGAGAGATGCTTTCATTCTGGATGTATGGCGTATCAAACGGTGCTGAGATTGAGGAAGGCCGGAGACGTGAGTACATCAGGCTCGTGGATAAGACATGCGGCATGGCGAGATACGACGAAGAATTCGGTGAGTTGAGAGTAAAAGAATCACTGGCCGATGTACTGGATAACTTTGCACATAAATAGAGGAAACATTATGAACGATTATGACGTAAACATGGAACTGGCAGTAGAGAGTGTAAAAGAAGGCGAGACCATTACATCAGCCGCTACGAAGTTCGGCGTAGGGTACTGGGTACTTCGCAACAAATGCCTGAAGCAAGCCTGGTATACAGACAGAAAGAAAAACAGGAGCACACCGAGTAACACAGTGAAGCGTAGGAGGCAGGCACGTAAGATGTTCCGCGATGGTGTCGATAGGAAGACAATCGCAGGGAAGCTAGACGTGCATGAGCGTACTATATACAGCTACGTTGAAGACATTAAGAAGAGGAAGACGGCGCTCACTTGTGTTCCTCCAGCACCTAAGCGGTCGTTCCTATCTAGGATGTTCGGTTGGATGTGGAGGTAGTCATGTATAAAAACCCATTACCGTGCCCATTCTGTAACGAGTTCCGAGAGCTGTTACACACAGGCAAGTACATCAAATGCACCCGATGCGGCGCATGTGGCCCAACAGGGGATGAACTCATGGCAGTTGGCCTCTGGAATAGAGCAAAGCGTGATAAATACGCAACGAAGACAATCAAGGAGGAAGCATATGAAAATATGGATTGATACTGATATACATGCGAGCGAACCTGATGACACGCAATCATTCATACACGCTGTCATGGCTCACTTGACCCGTAGGGTCGACATCCGAGGAATTACAATCGGGTGTCCTCGTGGAGACGTGAAACATATACGACGAGTCTTGCGCGCGTTCGAGATGGACGGGTTCGATGTGAGCGACCTTCAAACAAGGGTTCACCAGGGATTAGTGAAACCAAACTACACTGCTCTCACTGGTAACATGGCGCGTAATGCGCTCGCTGCAGAGCTGGATGCGAACGAAGATACCTGTGTACTGCTCTGGGGGGCTGCTACTAACATGGCGAGCTACATGCAGAAAGCGAAAAGGTTGAGGTTCCCTCGCTGTCACGCCATCGGTTCGTGGAACAGAGAGCAGGATGAGAGCGCATACAATTATGTTCGGTCAGCATATAGAGTGCAGGGCAAACTATTCATTGACAACGAGAAAGACTTTCGTAATATCTATCTTGGGTGGGATGTTGAGAAGAACAAGGCTTGGGTAGAGAAGCACATAAGACCACTGCGACGGGTCGGCCAGTTGTTCTGGGATGTGAGTAGAGGAGTCAACGTGTGTCAGCACTGCATCAAGATGGGAGACACTCCGACTGTGCAGTGGGCGATGGAGGGTGCTCCTGATAAGTGGAAGACGAACAGGGTTCGGATACTCAAGGACTGGTTACAGATGATTGAGCAATTATATGGGGTGGCGTAATGGGTACAGATATTCGGTTCTTTATCGAGAGGAAGCTACGGGACACAAATCACTGGACTACCGTAGTGGAGTTCATGGGATTCGGTCGTGACAGGACATTGTTCAGTCTGCTTGGAGAAGGAAGTGTGTCAGGAGAGGACGCTGTATATTCTCCGCGAGGTATTCCGACTGACAATACATATTCTTTATTAGCAGGCGGTTATTACAATCCGTCGTGGCTCACGTACGATGAGTTCAAGAACATTGGCTACGTGTATAGAAAGGTTAACCCAGAGGTTTACGCAGAGTTTGCCTGGAGAGGACTCCGCGATGTCGAAGAGATTATGAAGGTACTCATGGTGGGTGACCATGAGGTGAGATGTGTGTATGGGTTTAATTGTTGAGGCCATTATGTGGGGTAATGTATGCGGTGTAGGACCGAGTAAAGATCTTATTAAAGACCATATTTTTGATTGGGTACCGAATAAGAAAATTATGTTGTGTAGTAAGTGCGGATTTACGTGGAACGGAAAAAGCAGGTGGTTTGGTGGAGAAAGTAAAATTTACGGTTGTATGTTTTTGTCTAGTTCGTATGGGTATCTGGGACCGCGGAAAAATATTTTTCCTACCCGGTTGGTAAGTAGTACCTGGAAATAGTTATTGTTGAGGATATGTGGAAGCAAAATATAAGGTCGGTCAGACAGTTTGGTTTGTAGATAAGTATCTAAGATTTATTCAGGAAATTACTATTAATAGTATTAATATAACTGCAAAAGGCGTTTCTTATACTTGGAAAGGTTCTAAGAGTGCCGCATCTACCTGTTGTGAACTTGTCGGGTCTAAAGAAGAGGCAATTACTGTCCTGCGCGACTGTGTAAAAAAACAGCACGAGAGACTCAACCTTGATTTGTTAAAAGAGATAAAGAGACTGAGCGATGAATAACTGTATGGAAGAAATAACTGATAGAGATATAAAAATAATGCTTATGACCGTCGTGGATACGTTAAGGGCATACGATATACAGGTGGACTACCGGAGTATTATTGACTGTGTAATGAGCATAGTGCTTACAGCCGACAAGATTAAAGTTGTTCCAGATGAAGCAGTAACACAGTTAAGAGACTTGGTGAGTGCATTTGAAGAACACAGAAGGAGTGTGCAATGAGAAAAACAGAGCATGGTGCGGTGAAGGTATTATTTGGTGAATTTGTCAGGTATGACAATAATTCTATGTCACTTTCTAATCTGGACATAAAACTAAATATAGACTCAGTGAAAGCAGTTTATTCTCCACGGTTAATGCCTGATGTATGGCATGAGTATGAGTGTACCCATACAGGAGAAACTTTTAGAGAGTGGTTTCAGCATGAGATACTGAACAACAGATACATAGTATTAAGGCAGGTGTACAAGCGGGGAAAGGAGTCCATAAAAGGTGTTGAGTTCGATATGGATGGAAAGAAATACAGGATTACAGAGGTGCAGGGATGAAAGAATACGTCAGAGTTAAGAAGGGTGAGATAGGGAAAAACAATGCAGGTACGATTTTCACAGGGGATCTTATACTTGGTGAAGAAGAGATACAGTCTGTATACAGATCTGTTAAATCTGTCTTTGCAGACATGTTTACGGGTGAGAAGGGTTTACCAAATCCTGATTATATACACGCCTACACCTATAAAAAGTGGTTAGATGAAGAGATAAAATCCGGTCGTCTCCTTCTATTCTATCAGAGCTGGGTCAGAAAAGAGAAAGCAACCTGCGAAGGTAAGATAGTAGAAATCGAGGGCAAGAAATATCAGCTTACAGAGGTGAAGTCGTGAACATTATTTACGCCATGCAATACCCTGACGGCTCGATTGATGATTCGATTCTGTATAAAGAAGAAGACTTAGACTATTCAATAGACAAACCATATAAGGATCAGGCGATGCATTCTCGTATGCGACTCATGTTTCATAGAGAGTTTGGTGAGGGGTTTCGACCTGACAGGGAGCTACATAAAGCCGCAATGAAAGAGATAGAGAAGCGGTATGTGAACTGTAAAATGGTGCGCGTCAAGATTGTGTTGGATGAGGTGCAGGGATGAGCGACGAAAGTATAAATGTGAAGTACGGGGATTTGGTAGTTTTTCGCGATGGAAATGAGCTTTTAGCCCATGGAGATTATTCGCTTATCAACGTAGCTGCGGTCTACGAACCATCGGACATGACCTCTGAGAGTGATTTGTTTCGCAGATGGGAAATGGAAACAGGTAGGGTTTTGGATTTTAGCACTTGGCTTAGGTGGCAAGTCGCTGATAAGCGCGTGAAGATATTCGACCAAAAATACCAAGCAGCGTCATCGCTCGGAGAAGAAGTAATTAACATTGGCAGGAAAAAGGATATATCTGACACTTCAATCATCATGTTAGGTGGAAAGAAATACGAGCTGACTGAGGTAGAGGAATGAACGATAACAACAGTATCGGTGGACTGATAATAGGGGCCGTCTTCCTCATTACGATGTTGCTCCTTGTGAGCGCGGGGGTTTCGGCTTGCGCTACGCATCGGTGGCCGGAGATTGGGGAGGGTGTGAGGGTGGAGAAGGTAACGATTAGGGAATGTAAGCAGGGGGAGTGCTGAGATGCAATTTGCATTGAGCGTATTACGAGTAAATCAGGGCAAGGACGATATTCCAGACAAACTAAAGAAAGAGCTACGAGATAACGCCGTTTATGTTCGTAGGTATTCTGTGTGGTTGTTTGAAGGAGACTGGGAAACGACCTTAGATCCATGGGTGGAGAGTCAGAATATCAGGAGCGTTGGGGAGATTATAACCGGAAGCCTTGGTGGACTTTCTGATAGAGCCCTAGAAAAAATCGTGGAAGACGAGATTGACATTGATGAGATGAAGCAGCAGGAGGGCGGGAAGTGAAAAGGGAAGATGCAGACATCTTACGAATTCAGGCACATGAAATTATACGTACTCTATGGGCTAACAAAGAACTAGAGATACTCGAATTACTTTCACAGCAGATAGATACAAGTATAGAGGATATTTACGCAACCCGTAGAAAGAACAATGCACGTAGGAGATTAAAGGAGGGCGGGAAGTGAACTTTGAACTTTGCGATTGTTGTCAGAAGAAGTTTTACGGCGCGGATTTGGAGAAAGCAGAACTAATAAACGCATTAAAGATGATGGTCGAGTACTTTGAAACCGAACTTGGCTGGGCACATTTTCGGGCAGAGTTTATGACTCGTGGAGATGTTGAGTATGAGAAATCATCTCTTAGGAATGCCGCAATAATCACAAAGGCGCTTGAATCATTCAAATCGTCTTGGCCTGAGATTGCGGCATATTTAGATAAAGTTAAGCCGATAACGTTATGAAAAAACTCCTCCTCGCCTTACTGCTTTCCGCTTGCGGCTCCGACAATGCCACCGATGGTGGCAGAAAGGTAGTGTCGCTGGACTTACTCGGCATCATGCACGAGGATTTTCCGTGTCAAAAATATTTATTGGAGATGGAAGATGCAGACGAAATCAATATCGGATACCTCGCTGGGGGAACATTTGGCGAGTCCAGGGATTGTCTCGATAAAATCAGCAGAGACCCTCGCACAAGAGCTATCAGAATTCATGTATGCTCAGGCCCGTGCGTTTCAAATGATAGGTGTCACCCTACAGAGTGTCTCTATGACCTCGGCTGGAACGATAAGGATGACATTCACAGAAGGTTATCGAGATTCGCAGAGAGAGAGTTTGGTAACTTGGACGCCTCACGAGCCTATCTAGTTTCACCGATCCTCGAACACCAACTCGACCGAGCAACCTTCGACAGAGCAGCCGCAATGCTCACCCGACTCGCAGCAGAATACGGACTGCAAATTGAAATAATTGATAACCCACTTTACCCCCGCGAGTCTCCGTATTTGCTCGAAATTCATAACGAGTTCGACACTGTGCAGATGCCGTACCTGTACTCGACTGACGGCTATATGTTCGACCCGCGAGTGTTGCTATCGCTGAATCAAGAGGCGCTTGTTGCTTTTGAATGGCGGCCAGAGATGAATGGCTTGTGTGTTGACGGATCTCCGTGGGTTAGTCCGTTGGAGAGGAGGTGCTGGTGAATCCGTCGATAATCACAGAGATAGAATGGTTTAACATCGATACCGTAGTTCCGTGTCAGGAAGATAGTGTCTGGGTTTATGGTTTGTATATGCCTATGCAAATAAAGAAGTCTGCCACTCTTTGTGAGTATTGGGAGAAAAGGGGTCGCTGGATTTGGTATTGCGAAGAGACGGACGCTTGCTATCCGGCAAAACAATTTCCGTGGTGGTGTGAATTGCCTAGTTTTAAGGAGCAGCAGAGAGATGAATAAGAGGAGGTGCCGGTGATTGAGGTTCGTCTGGAAAAGACATGCAACGCTTGCCCCGAGCAATACGATGCGTTTATTGGAGATGAACGTGTTGGGTATCTACGATTGCGCCACGGGTACTTTTCTGTGAGCTGTCCCTATCATTTTGGCGAAGTTGTGTTTTCGTCTGAGTCTTGTGAGGGGGACGGCGAGTTTTCAGAGCATGAACGGGAGGGTTTCCTGTCTCTCGCCAAAGAGGCAATTGCTAAATGGTATATAGAAAAGGAGCAGCCGAGAGATGAATAAGAGGAGGTGCTGGTGAGAAATGAAGTTGTCGCATGGATCGCGGTGAACAATGGGACCAAGCAACCTATGCAGGGATTTATATTTTTCGATCATCGATACGGAATGGGGGTAGAGAGTGGTCGAGATGCGGCATACAGAGCATTGAGGGATTACCTTAATACAGGAGCTACGGAACACAAGATTAAGGAGTGTTTCGGTTTGGTATTGGAACAGGTAACAGTGGTTTTTGATGACGAGGAGCAGCAGAGAGATGAGTGAGGAGAGGAAGACGGAAGAGGTGGAGGGGTTTGTTTGCTGGAGTCCTGATCATGGATTCATCCCCGTAAACGATGAAGGCGATATCGCAATAGTTACTGATGCTGAGCGATGCGAAGAGTCTTTCATGGCACACCCAAATAGCTCGCGGGGCAAGACGCAACGAAGACACGGCTGGCGCATCCGCCCCTGCAAAATAGTTTTTACGGATGAGGGTGAGAGATGAGTGAAAAGAAACACGAAACATTGTCAGAGTCGTTTAATGTAGCGCTCAATCAGCCGCCTTATCGTGAACTCCCCTGGCGCAGCCCGGAAGAGAGGCCGGAGAACATGAGCATTGTAATTTGTCGTGGCAGTAAGGACGCGCATTTTCCCGTCCTGCATGCCTTATGTGTGCACGACGTAGACGGGGATTGGTGGGCAAGGACAGACAAATATGTTTTTCATCCCCTAGAGCTATCCGCATGGATGTACTCCGACGAACTCCCATTACCTGATTGGGTGCAGAGATGATTAACACATCAGCGTTTGAAAGTTTGGAAAGGTATCAGCGATTAGAGGCCGCGATGCTTAAGGTCAAAGATCCTCTACATCCTTACCACTGGATACACGAGTTTTTGGTCCAGGCTGTGTTACGAGAGGTTAATTATATGAGGTGTAATAAAGAAGAGTGGTTGGATAGATTGAGGTGAAGAGATGAGTAAAGACTGTATACGTCATCATGGTCAACACATTGAATCATATCTGTACGGGTGTCCGACCTGTGGTGCTCCGGTATGCTGTAAGAAATGCTGCGAAGAAGTAAATGCTCATTGGAATGTATCAGAGCTTAAGAAACAAGTAGATTGCGGGGCGGTAGTTGGCGAAACGTGGACAGGCACAGACGAGCAGATAGATAGGAATATTCGTGCTAATTCTGGTGTTGATTGGAAAGACTCGAACACAGTAAGCGAGGAAGAGAACATGATCTACTTACCACCATTAGACATATCAGCCCCAGTACCTGAAGGGATGAAGGAAGCAGTGAGATTCTTTGAGGCACCGGACCTAAAAGAGAAACGTATTGAGATGATATTATCGGACGCCTTTGGTGCGCCGTTTGACGACACTGACCAACGAATGGCCGATGCTAAGTGGGGAGCATTAGCATGTATTCGTATAGACCGAGAGAGAATCTGGAATAACCTATATGCACAGCCGTACAATGATACTCCTGTAGGTGCTGAACGTGCTCGTAAGGTTATTTTCGAGGAGGAAGAATGACCCAACAGTATGACCCAAGAAAAGCAAAACCATTCTATATAATTATTAACCGCGATGACGAGATAGTGGGTGTTGCCAATACAAAAGAACAGGCAATGATTATGGCTACAAAGTTTATTTCTGACTATCTAGCTCCAGACGATTATGAGGAAATGTTATGGAGAGAATGGGAGAAGCTGGAAGCACATGGTTGGAAGATAGAGAAGAGAGAGGTGGTATGACACAGCGAGATGACGAGTTAGGACGCTTAGTAGAAAAGTCAGAGGAATCAGACCTGATTAATAATATACTGTTAAAATTACAACAGTGTAGGGACCAGACTACTAGAGAAGCTAGGCTGTCTCAACATGAGTGTTTCTATCTTCTCAAATACATAAATGAACTTACTGTTTATATGCTCAAGGAGGTGGGGTTTTAATGACACACGCAAAGTACGGCTCACCCTCATCACTCTACAGGTCTGCAGCATGTCCAGGTTGGGTAGAGTACACGAAAGACCTGCCTGACGGAGCACCGTCAATACACGCAGAAGAAGGAACCGCTTTCCATGAAGTGATGGAGATCATGTTTCAGCAGCGTGTCTCAAACTGGATTGATGATAGTAATACGTGTGTGGATATATACAGAAGCTATCCTGAGATGCGTAATACGGTAAACGATACGCTATTTGAGGTGGTGAATAGATGGGATAAGTTCCGCTCGATGCACTACAATGCGCGTTACCATGTAGAGCTTCGCGTACATCTTACCCAAGACATCTTTGGCACTGCAGACCTTGTATTCGTAGGCGAGGATAAGAAGACAGGTCAAACAAATATCGTTGTAATAGATTATAAGCATGGGCTTGGCGTACATGTGCAGGCACAGAACAACCTGCAGGGTCTTGCCTACCTACTCGGTGCGATAGAGACACTGCAGCTTAAGAACATAGGACGTACGATATTCATCATCGCACAGGTACGCCTTGAAGACGGGTGGAGTCTCGCTGAATACGACAAGGAAGAGCTTGACAATTACAGAGAGAAGATACTATCTATAGTGGACAAGGTGAAGGCTGTTTGTAATGGGGAGATTCCCCTTGAAAACAATCTTCACCCTGGGAGTCATTGCAGATGGTGTAAGGCAGACGGACTATGTGTGGCTCAGAAGAGAGAAACCTTTGACATGGTAGAAAGTACAGCTATGGAACTTCCAATTGAAGCACGAATTAAACATCTGACGCTCGACCAGCAGGTAGCTATATTCCTGCGTAAGACACAGATTGAGGACTTCCTAAACGCAGTCGCTATGAATGTACAGCGCACCTTAGAGAGTGGTGTCACTCATCCAGATGTAAAGATTGTAGAGACGAACGGCAGGCGTGGGTGGAAGGACAGCGTTACACCAGAAGACCTGAAAGAGCTTGGTGTATCGGACCCAACCACAGTAAAGATATCCCTTAAGGGAATCGGCGAGGTGGAGAAGGCTGTCGGTAAAGGGAAGATTGACCATCTTGTAGTTGTAGGTGGGAAGAAGCGAGAAGTAGTACATGTGAGTGATAAGCGGTCAGCCGTGATAGGGCTCGCTCCAGCAGAATTACCAGAGTAGGTAAGAGAATCTACCCAGTAAGCCCAGTTGGGTAGGTATATTAAACGGGCGTATTAGGAAAGCATATGGCAGCAGCGAAAGACAAACCACGTAAGCAGTTATGGACTCCAGCAGGACGGATTAGTTTCCCGTTCATTGCAATGCCTGACACTGGACGTGAATACAGCGACAATAAATATAAGACCGACCTTCTTATCAGGAAGGAAGCGTTTAAGGAGCACGGTAAGGCATTGACCGATGCAGTCATTGAGGTAGGTAAGGCTTACTTCGGTGACAAGTTTACGCTTAAGGGGAAGTGGAAGACTCCCTTTAAAGATACGGATACTGATGACAAGGTTGTTAACGAGGCGATGAAGAACTGCATCCTCGTTAGAGCGAAGGCTTCTAAGCAACCTCTCATCATCGGACCACGTAAGAATAGCGACGGAAAGTTTCCAGAACTCTCACCTGAAGAGGTTCAAGCTCTGAAGGGTGGAGACTGGTGTGTTCTCAATGTTACGGTATTCCCATACGACCAGTCTGGTGGCGGTATCGCTCTAGGGTTGAACGTAGTTCAATTCTGGAAGACAGACACGGGCTTCGGACAGGGACGTTCTAAGGTACTCGACAGCGCGGAAGAGCTGGATAGTCCCCTGGATACCCCAACGGCTCCTGTAGACAATGATTCAATTGTCTAGCACCTCAACCTAACGGAGGGTATCCGTGACGGCGGGGAAAGACCCGCGCTAAAGACAGCAATGAGAACATTCAAGAACCGATTTCACGAGTGGGACTTTAAGACCATATACATCACCGATGATACGGAAGCAGCCGAGATAGTGGGTAAGCTCGCTGCAGATACGAAGACCCTGTATGGGCTGGACATCGAGACAGGTAAGATTGGAGAGTACGAGCAGTCAGGTCTCTGCCCTCATATAAGTAGGATTAGACTGGTGCAAGTCTATGCACCGCAGCACAACATCAGCTACGTATTCGACGTATATAAAGTAAGATTAGAGGTTCTTGCACCAATGTGCAGAGCCTGTCGGTTCGTAGCCCATAACGGGATATTCGAGATTAAGCACCTAACACACGCAGGCTACCCTGACATGAACATCGGATGCTCGATGCTCATATCACAGCTCATCGTTGGAGCAGAGCACTCACCCTATGAGAAGGACGAGGATGATGACGATGAGGATAAGACGGGTCTATCCCAGTACACTCGGTTCGGGCACAGCCTTGACTACGTAGTGCAGCGTCTGTTTGGAGTGAAGGTGGATAAGGCGTTCCAGACAAGTAACTGGGACGCAGAGGAGTTAGTAGTTGACCAGATAACCTACGCTGGACTGGATGCGATACTGACCTACAAGATAGCCACAGCCATGTCTCCAAAGATAGCTGAGTATAAGATGGTTAAAGTATACCAGCTCCTTAAGGACATGCAGCACGTAGTTGCTCACATGGAACTGGTGGGGTTGCCAGTCGATTGGGAGTACCATGCGAACCTTATCAAGGGGTGGGAGAGTAAGAGCAGGGAAGCGTTCGATAGATGTACCCCATTCTTTGGTAACGTTAACATGCGCTCTGGTAAGCAGATGAACGAGTGGCTCATCGGTTACCTTAAGGATAAGCCGGAGCTACTAGAGGAGTGGCCAAAGACTGACAAGGGAGCATACACGTTTACAAAGACGGCAATCGCAGCGTACAAGGAATTGCCTGCCATAGGCGCACTACTTGAATACAAGAAGTATGCCAAGCTCATTGATACCTACGGTCAATCGCTCATCGAGAAGAAGCACCCTATCACAGGGAGACTTCACACATCATACACACTAGGGGAAACACGCACGGGAAGATTATCCAGCAGGAATCCCAATTGCCAGAATTACCCGAGGGATAAAGAGTTCAGGGATATGTTCATCGCGCAACCAGGTCACGTAATTGTAGTGAGTGACTTCAGCCAGATTGAACTGCGCCTGCAGTCTGAGTTTAGCAAAGACCCACAGATGCGTAAGGTGTACAAGGAGAAGCAGGATATTTATAAGACGATGGCTTCCGTCGTGTATGGTCTACCGACTGATAAGATAGATAAGGCGAAACGATTCGTAGGTAAAACTATCATGCTCGCATTAGGTTACGGAATGGGGGCAAAAAAGCTTAACCATTACGCCGTTAATGCAGGAGTTCATCAGCAGCAGGAATTCTGGGACGCTGCATGGAAGACCTATCACAATACGTTCACCACCTATTCACAGTGGTGTGACTCCGTACGAAGACGTGCAAAGGGACTAGGCTACATAGACACCCTGCTTGGTAAGCGAAGGAAACTCAGTCAGGATGAGATGTATACCCGTGCTCCAAACACAGTTATCCAAGGCTCTGCCGCAGAGTTGATGATGACTGCGATGCTACTTTGCTACGCAAAGGTGCGGTCGTATGGTCAGCTTGTTGCAACGGTCCACGATGAAATTCTCCTGCATGTACCAGAAGATAGAGCAGAGGAAGCAACTGAACACTTGGCATCAGCAATGAATGATGCTATGAAACAGATGTTCCCCAACGCAGCGAGTCACGAGGTGGCAGACGCTGCAGCAGGTAAGCGGTGGGGAGAAGTAAAGGCTGAATTATGACGAACCCAACACTACCAGAGCTTATTGACCAAGCAAAAGAATTGTTTGGAAAGATTCCAGAGGACCAGCAGGAGGCAAAGGAGTGTGTACACCTACTGATAACAGTGGTGAACACCTACGCTCAGATGCATGTCGACATGCAGAAAGAGTTCGTAAAGATGAAGAACATCATCGATACGCAGAACGAGACGCTGAAGAAGAAGTTTAAGAAGGGACGTATAATCGTATGACACTAAAGGGAATGTATAATACTGAGTATGAGAGAGCAGAGGGACGTGCGCTATACGTACTCGCTAAGAAAGAGTACGGGTCTATTAATATGATGGCATCAGCCTTTCATGTTTCTCGTCAGTTAATCCAGCAATTTATCACGAAGAAGGTTCCTGTAACGTATGCGAGTTACTTAGGCCGAAGACATAATTTCTCGCCTGGTATACTAGCCTATAGGGATTATGTATTGGGAACACTGGACACTGTGGATTACAAGAAATTGTTCAGTGAACAGAACTACTACGACAGAAATGATATAGAGTACATTCTCGAAGGGGAGTATGTTGTATCTGCATCTCAATATCTAAAAGCGTGTGACAAAGAGCTGCTATGAAACGCCTGTTAGCCCTTGCTGTTATTATGACAGGATGTACGACGGGTACATGGCAGTTACAGGAGAACAATGACTTCTTCAAACCCATCGGAAACAACGACGAGAAGTACACACAGGGGCTCAGGCTGTCCAACATCCGAGAGGATGATACAGGGTCACACGTATATTACTTTGGACAATCAATATATACCCCCAGCGATAAGCAGACCGAAGACTATCTACCTAACCAGCGACCGTACTCAGGTTACCTATACGCGGGTTACGATGCTCGATATGTGCGAAGTCCGAATGTACAGGACACGCTAGGGGTAAACGTTGGAATGGTCGGTCCTGCTTCTCTCGCAGGGCAAGCACAGAACACCGTACACAGACTCATCGGACAGAAGACTGCTAAGGGATGGGACAACCAGATTCACAATGAGCCTGGTGTAATCCTTAAGGCAGAGAGGAAGTACTACGAACCAATCACATCGTGGATGGATTCAACAACAAGTATCGGAGGAGATATAGGAAATGTTTTCACACAAGCATACACCACTTTCGGCATACGCCTGGGCCATAATCTTGCACCTTTCTTTGATTCTGCTTCTCCTGTTTTTCCTCGTATACGGAAGCAGGGAACATCGGTGTACTTATTCTGTGAGGGAGTTGAGCGAGCCGTTGGGAGAAACATCTTTCTTGATGGAAACACCTTTAGAAAGTCTGCCTCTATAGATAAGAAGACGTTCGTACTTGAAGGAAGACTTGGCATCGCGGTCGAGTTTGATGGGTATGCTGTACGGTACACATACATCGCACAGTCGGAAGAATTTAAAGGCGAGGGTGCCGGAGCTGATTTTGGGGAGGTGAGTATATCATGGTGAAGCATTCTTATGGTCTAGGTAGAAGAATCCAGTTCGATGATCGAAGCTGGGATTATCCAATCAGAGCACTGATTGGTAAAGTAAAACCTCGTTCATACACTTGGACATGCGACAGTTGGCTTAATCAAGGGCAAGAGGGCGCTTGCGTAGGCTTTGCCTTAGCACATGAACTTATTGCAAAACCGAAAGTGTTTACCAAGATACAAGAAATAGATGCACTTAGTATTTATAAGAAGGCACAAGATTTGGACCCCTGGAGTGGAAACAACTACTCCGGCACTAGTCTCCTCGCGGGGATTCAGGCACTACAAACCCTATATCCGTCAGCACTTAAAGAGTACCGATGGGCATTTGGTTTACAGGATATGACGGATACCATCGGTAATTATGGGCCTGTGGTAATCGCGGTCAACTGGTATGAGGGATTCTATACACCGGATGACCAAGGATACATACACCGTACAGGCAAACGAGTAGGTGGTCATGCTATTCTGGCAAATGGTATAAACATTAAAAAGAAACACATCCGTTTACATAACAGCTGGGGACGCTCGTGGGGCATTAATGGGGAATGCTTCATCTCTTTCGACGATATGGAAAGGCTTCTCAATGAGAAGGGTGAGGTATGTGTGCCTGTTAAGAGGGGGCGCGAATGGTAGACGTAGATAAGCTCTGGGATAACGGACTCAATGGATGGTCTTGGCAGATTAAGAGTGAGTTCACTGACCTTCTAAAACTCATGCAGAAGAGAGAGATAGGTTCTGTCATCGAGATAGGTTGTTACGACGGAGGCACTGCAGCAGGATTCCTCGCACTCGGATGCAGTGTAGTCAGTGTGGATATTGCAAAGAGACCTCGCGTATCAGAGCTTGAAACCACTTATAGCAACTATCATTTCTTTAAGGGGACGAGTGAGGAGTATGTATCAGCATTGCAGTCTGGCACCGAAAAGTCTCACCGCTTTGATATGGCGTTTATTGATGGCGACCATACATATGATTGGGCACTTCGGGATTATAGAGCTGTGCGCCCTCTTATACCTGATGGGGGTCTTATTGTGTTCCACGATATTGTAGACAGTCCACATCACAGGAAGAATAACTGTGAGGTGTATAAGCTCTGGCAAGAGTTGAAAGTAAGGGGTATTACGATGGAGTTTTGTGCAGGAGATATTTGGGGCGGTATCGGAGTCTATCTCAGATGAGACATTGGTTAGCTGTCTGCACAATCGTACGTAATGAAGCTCGGTACATGAAGGAGTGGATAGAGAACCACCTTCTTGAAGGTGTCACCATGTTCTTCATCTACGACAATGGTTCGACCGATAACTTACGCGAGATACTGAAGCCTTTCAACTACTGTACCTACCTTATAGACTGGCCATTACATCCAGGGCAGAAGGCAGCCTATGCCGACTGTATACAGAGATTCTCCAATACCTGCGAGTGGCTCGCTTTCATAGATGCTGACGAGTTCTTATACTGTAGGGATAAACGAACGGTCGCTACTGTTTTGAATGAGTTCCACTATGCGAGCGCAATCGCTGTACACTGGCTCCTGTTTGGCAGCAATGGAGAGATTGAAGCTGACGGTAAGACAGACGACGGGGAAGACATTCCTGTAGTATGCAGATTTATCAGACGAGCCAAGGACGTAAACCCTCACGTAAAGAGTATCGTTCGTACATCGTGCCTCAATGGTGTTGGGTATGACGTACACTGCTTCGACGTTATCGGTGATATCGTAGACGAGAAACACCTACACCTACCGAAGCATTACTCATTAGACTACAACGGTACGGCAGATGTGCTGGCGATTAATCACTATCATACTAAGTCGAAGGAAGAATATAAACAGAAGTGTCTACGGGGTAGAGCAGATACAGGCGAAGTGCGTGACTTTGAATCCAGTTTTGCGGCTCACGACGTGAATGAGGTTAAGGATACTGTGCTTAGAAGGAAGAGACATGAGTATTA